ATTTGAAACTGTTGCAAGTGGTAATAATTTTGACGTATTCACTATTAATAAAATATAACTCTTACAAACTTGTAAGAAAACAACACAACACTAATTTATTACAAACCTGTAAGAAAACCAATTAAACCCCTGTAAATATGAACCCACACAGCCCAAACCATTGGCTAGTTATCCCAAAGGGAGGAGAGCCAACACCAACACAAGGCACACAAAGCCAAATAATAACAATAGGATGGAGTAAATAATTTAAAATCAATTAGATATGAAATTATATAAAATCACTCTATTAACTGGCAAAGGCTCAGTTACAGAGAATTACACAACCAATCAAGACCTTAAAGATTTTGAGGCTGAGATGTTTAATAAACACGGGCAGTTCGTAATGCTTAAAGCTGAGGAGATAATATGAATAAAACAATACGCGCCAAACTTATCCAAATGATGAGAGCCGAAACCGCAAGGACAGAACCACAAGCACCTAATAGAATATTAACAATTTAAAACTATATAACCATGATAAAAGTAAACAGTATTGCAGATATGCAACCAGGCAAATTATATACAATGATAAGCCACCAATTTAACAGCGCAGAGAATAAGGTAATATTTATAACGCCAGACTGCACACCGCTAAACAGACAAATAGGTTATTTTTGTTTTGCTGATAGAGGTAATAAAATACCAACAGCCGAGCAATTTAAAGCCAAGAGGGCTAACGGTGAATATATGCTAAACACATTTGCAACATGGCAACACGAAATTGAATCAGGGAACATTGAAATACTATATAATCTGTAAGGCAATTATATGAATATCAAATTAACGCCGCCGCAAATGTCTATTTTATCAAAATCAGATTTTTTGATAGCCGACAAAATTAATAACTACTCCAAAAACAGACCCTTAGCCCCCAGAACGTGTATAACTATTGATATAACTAATGGAGAAGCTAAAGAGCTTAAATTATGGTCCACTAACAAACTAATCGAGTTACAGCAGACATTTAAAATTATGGACGCCGCCCATAGAATGGAAACTAAACACGCAATTCAATCAATTATGAACCTAATTAAAAAACTAAGATAATGCAATTCGCCAAAAAACCCGCCACAAAATTAGCCGTATTAAGCGCTAAAAAAGGCAAGACTTTTATTAGTCCGAACGGTAAAGAATACGGTTTTGATTTTGAGAAAATTGGCAGAGCTTATATGTTTATTTTAATACATGACGGCAAAAGAATGAGAGTAAAAGAATCAGACTATAATAACACCCCGATTGATACACTAATTAATGCAATGAATCTGTAAGGCTTTAACACCAATTTAAAACACTAAAACCCAACCAAACCCATGAATAAGAAAATAGAATTATTACTCAAACAAGTGAATAGCGACGAGGAGAAATACAAAATTATCCTAATCGAAGATATTATCCGCGCGTATAAATTCCTATTCGGAACAGGCAACTCAGATTATAAGACCTCTGTTTTAGTCCCTGAGAAGGTGTTTGATAAACTTTATGACCTGCCTATTAACGACCTACAAATTACAGAGGGTTTATTAGCCGACAAATGCACTAAAGCAATGCAAATTAAACTAGACTTACTTAAATCTATTAAGCATGAAAACTAGCGACGAATGGGCGGAGATACTCAGCGACTCCTCAATACACTTTATTACCTGTTTTAACGGGCGCGAAGAACATCCAGGTAACTGTATTAATGATGAGGGTAATTGGGTACATAAGGACGACATTGAAGAGTATTTAAGCCAATTTATAGGGATGTCACCAACAGAATTAACCAAACTTAAAACTAAATTATATGGACACTAAGCTAGAGAATGAATTTTATGAGAACACCAGCCACGCAATAATGAAGGCTAATGCAATTATAGCAGCAATTAAAGCGCTGATAGCAGCAAGGAATAACCAGGTAAGTTGGGGAGATGTTAACGCAATAGCTAAGGTTAATACTGACCTTGGAGAAATCTGTAAAAAATTAAAGGTATGAAGTACAAAGCTAAACACCCCTTAAAGTGGTTTAAGGTAGGCAGAATGATATACAAGAATCATGTGCCTGACCTATTTAATCCCTATGTTAGAATTGAATCAGAAGCTCATGCTAAGGGATTGCACGCTAACCAGGATAAAGGACACAGATACGTTTAATCTGTAAGGAAATTATTAATAACTTAAATTATAAAAACCCAAATAACCTATGAACCACGAACACGAAAAACTAAAAATGAACGTCAGGGTATTTACTGATGTATTAAAGTCAGAGCAGTTTAGCTCACAAATTCAACCCATTATTGACGCGCTTATTTCTACAATAGCCTTTCAAGAGATGGTTAGGCTTTCTGGTGAGCCTGTGCCTGCCGAAAGACTTAATGATGATGGTGAGGTAGATGAGGAATACGATCCCTCAGAATCTAATAGGCCTGAGTGGGAAGTAAATCCTGAGAGGTAGATTGACATTAAATCTATAAGGGCTTTGCCGCGAAGTGTAACTGTAAAATTGGGGATTATTCCCCTTTTTTTATGTCCTCAAAACTAATCAATATTTTATCCCAAGTCAATATATTATTGAATACGGGGTGTAAGTTTTTAGTCTTACCCATACTGTTTAAAACACCTTTCTTTTCTAGTCTATGTAATGATGTTCCAAAAGAGCTTTGGGTGAGGTTTGCCGCCACTAAAATCTGCTTGCTTAGCTCAGGAGTTATAGTAATGGAGTTGTTGGTAGAGAAGTCTATAATAGTTTTTAGAAGGGATAGCTCTGAGTCTGCTAGTTGCCCGAAACATATTTTTGTAATAGTCTCTATTTTCCTGTCGGCGGGTTTGCCCTTTATTTGAAGTCCTTTTATCATATTTTTTGTTTTATAAAGTGAGTTATAACTAGTTAATTGGACTTGCGCCAATCCCTATGTTACCCCTCCATTAAAGCCACCACAACAACAACACAACCACACACTACTGCCATAGCACAAATAGCACTAAAGCTAATAATAAAAGCTGTCATTACAAAGTCGTATTTGTAGCGTTCTTCGGGGGTGAGGTTTGAGTTATCTTCAAACGTTACGTCGGGTTGTTCAAACATAGGTTTGTTATAATATTTAGTGGAGTCGTATTTACGTTGTGTCATATTACTTCTGTTTATTGTATTCTTTTAATAATTGTATTTGTTTAACGTATGGATTTGCCACTATTGGATTGTTATGATATTCAATTATCTCATTTAAAGCCTTTGCTATCCCCTCACTCAACTTCTTCTGTTCGGCTAACTCTTTTTCATATACAAAATATTTAGCTTCCTGCTCAGCATTTAATTGTTCATTAACGGCTTTCAGCCTTTCATTCTCGGCTTTGAGTGAGGCGAGTTCAATCAACGTTTTATCTAAAGTCATTTTCAGTATTGAATTGTCGTTTTCAGCAATAGCTAATTTAGCTTTTAATTCATCCATCTTATTTATTTGTTTCGTTTGTGAATATTTCGTAAAGTTGTTTGGTTGACAAAAACATATTTTCCCTTGTACTATTCGGTTTACCCCACCAACATTTACCGCCATCATTATATTTAATAAACTCGCCCGTTAAAATCCACTCCGCAAACTCCACCGCCCTATCTCCTTTGTCGGGTTGGGGCTTAAACTGATTGTGGTAACGTTCAAAGGTTAATTTAATAGCCTCTGATAAATTGTAATGGTCATCAACTACAATTTCTTCACGCGCCTTTCGGTATAGTTGGTAAAAATCTTCTGAAGCTTTTTTAATATTTGTTTCCATAGGTTATTTAAAATTTAGGGTAACTTTCAAATTTCTTAAAATTGTAATTTTGTGGGTTTAGGCTCATATCTTCTAAAGTTAATTTCTCTCTCCATCCCTTGCCGTATTTTTTATTTATTCTCATTTGCGCTTCATTGGTAGGGTTACAATGCCTTTTGATTTTCAAATCATATTTTAACTTTCTAAGCTCATTCATTATTTTTTTCAGTTCTTTTAAAGGCTCTCTTTTTTCCTCTGAGCTTTTAGTTTCTTTTTCCATAGGGTTATATGTTTAGGGGTTTATTATTTCTAATAAGTTCGTTAAAGTAATGCTATCCGCACATCAAAAGCATATTCTTACCATCGCTTCTCAGAACTATAGAATACTCATATTTACAGTATACCGTAAGTATTTCCTTCTTTATGTCAGATAAAGATATGTCGTATACGCTTACCCTCCCTTTCTTTAGTGAATAGGCTATACCCACCTTTAAATGCCTTTCTGTTAAAGTAATAATCCTTGTCTCGTCGTCTTTATTTTTAGCTCTTTTCATACCCCTTAATACACAAATTTAAATAAAAGGTTTCAATATTTTGCAAATATATTTATCATCCCCTCTATATCTCTTTTCTGATACAACTCTGCCGCCAATATCAAATCCCCTTTACTCACTTTATTTCCATGTACTAGCATAGGATTAATCATTAATGTTTTGCCATACACCGGAAATATAAACCCTTGCTCGATCAATTCCTTTAAGTCCTTTCGGATAAGCTGAATGGCTGTTGGTATAGTTTCTCCGCCGTATTGGGATTGGATGGCTAGGATATAGGCTGAGAATTGATTAAGTAGGTGGGTAGAGTGGTTAAAGGTGTTATCGGCGCCCGACTGAAATACGAGCCAACTAAGCAACACAAATTGCTTTCTAGGTAAATATAAGGCGGCGTTAGAATAGTGCTTAGAAAAGACCTTGGATTGTTTATGGGGGCTAATAACAGGAAGGTTAGGATATTCCTTACAGGTAGTAGATTGAATAGACTTGGTGTTCATTTGCCGCAATATTTTTTCAATGTGTTTGTGGGGTGTTGAAATTTTAACAATTTATATGTCTGTAAATCAGATTGTTTAATGGGGTTGCGTACATATAATAGTTAGCAGCAAGTTTTTAAACTTTTTCTGCCACCGCACGGGTTAATCGTTCCATTCAAATTTTGCAATGTATTTTGATGGAGACCAACTCATAGGCTTTTTATAATCTTCAATCGCTTTATTTAATTCATCCAATTTGGCTCTTATTTCTTTTGGTAATTCACCATCTTCAGCAAATACATCTTCCCAATAATCCTCGCTCACTTCGCTTAAATAATTACCATCGCAAATGTAAATTGTCAAAGTATGCTTATCAATTTCATCATCTTCGCAATACTCTTCAATCTCTTCTACATCACTAAAGTATTTATCAAAATCATTTACATAAAGCATACTTTCGCCATCCCACACTTTCGTTTCTTTAGGCTTTGCAGGTGGCTCACAGGCATCGCAAAATATACGATACTTCTCTCTTATGCCATTGCCACATTTACATTTAAAATGCGTTGCTAATTTCTCCTGTGCGCCTTCTTTGCTCAGGTAGTATTTGCCATCTTTGTCCTTATAAAGCGTTTTTACTTCCTCAGTAAGCTCTACGTTTTCGGGTAATATTATTTGTTTTTCCATTTTATATTTTAGTTATTAATTCCTACGCTCAAAAAGTTTAAAAACCAGACTGCTAACAGCACCTATACGCAATTTTCCCACCGCACAAAGCCGCCACACAACTGCGTATAGCTGCAAAACGTTATTCAAACTCACTATTAATCTTATTGATAATATACTTATCTATTTCTGTACTTTCGTTTAAATACCCTCTTTCTTTTATTTGTCTAGCCCTAAGATTAGCATAAACATTCTGCCACCGCTTATATTCCTTCTCAACCTGTATTTGCTGCCAAGGTGAAAGCTCTCCTAGTTTTAACAGCTCTCCTAGCTCATAGAAGTAATTACCTATTTCTCTTGTTGTCATATTCTCTCGTCTTTAAGTTGTCTCATTTTCTGTTGGTCGCAGTGAATTATGCCGTCGTGTAAAAATCTAATTGTATGGTCGGCGGCGAAGGGTCTTGGGGTTGGTGCGTATAAAATATACCCATATTCTCTCTGTATATCCCCCACCTCTATTTCTCTTCTTAGGGGTTTAGGATTAGGAGGAAAGTGTTCTTGGTTCATGACCTATCAACCCGTTCGTTAATTTGCTCAGCCAATACATTTTTAATTCTTTGCCACGCAACCATAACATCTCTATCTAAACAGGTTTCTTTATTTTTTGACTCCATTACTCGTGCGACAATTCTTAGCGTATCTTCAATTTGTTTGGCTTGAAACTCATATATTTTTAACTCTTTCATTTTTTAGTCGTTTTCTTCGTAAGTATGCTTTTCGCTTTCTTTAAGCATTATTTTAGCCACAAAATAACAGTTCCTAGCCATATCTTCCATTATTGCTTTTGGACCAACTACACTAGAGTCTTCTTTTAGATAGACGGGCAGCAAAGCCCTCATCGCATAACAAGCGAAATAATCTAATTGTTTCTTATCTTTTCTATGCTTCTTTTGTTCTTTTGGTTTTTCTTCTTCCATATTTTTGTTTTTAGTTGTTTATTAGCTTCCAATGTATATTTCTAATTTATCGTCTTTTAAGCACAAACACTCCACCATTAAATCCCCTATTTCGTGTCCCCAAACCCCATAATACTCTTCGTTTTTATAAATTATTTTATAAGCGGCACAAATAGCGGACAAAACATCCCACCAACATTCAGCCGACTCAATAAACCCATTATATTTTTTGGACAAAGGGTAGTCTAGTTCAAAGCGAATATTATTATGTCGTTTTTCAAACTTCTCTTTAAGCATACTAATCTCAATTCCATCTAACAATCTTTCGTCAGTCATATCCTTTATACTTAAGTCAGTGTTTAATGTATTTGTTAAATTATTCATATATTTTGTTTTAAATTATTAATTTATTGTTGTTTTATTATTGACATTCAGAGAAGAGAAAGGCTTAAGGTGGCTAGGTAGAAATGTACGAAAATGTAATCTCAGCCCCTCCCCTCTAGCTTAGACTTTGATTACACTCTCGTACTAATCTTTAACATTCGTCGTTTTCGAATAGGAATCGGCGGCTCAACTTCACTTAGCGTCTGCCGGAAAATGTAACCATCCTTTGCAGACTTTAAACCTTTTTTTAGACAACGGGTGATTTCAATAACCTCCTTTTCCAGTACGCTATTTATGGACACCCCTAACTAACTATTTCAATCATTTGAGCTTGTATTTATTTTGAGTGGTACATCAAGCCGCCACTAATGAACGTTTATTACAAACCTGTAATATTCTGAAGTTTTTCTATTTTATTACAAATCTGTAATACGAAGTGCTATAAAAGCAAAAACCCCACCAAACATTACTTTGACAGGATTTTAGGTTAGGGTCTTGCTCTCTTGCGAGAAAAATATTAATACAAAGGTTCTAAGCTTTACAATACCCGTCAAAGTATCTGAGGTAAAAGTACAAACAATAAGTGAAAGAACGGGCAAAAATCAATTAACAGGTTATTAACAGTCCTTAAAAAGTTTATTGGTAGAAATAAGGAATATAATATTTATCATAATAGCTGATTCTGTAGGGTTTAACGAAGATAATAATAAAAGGTTGCAAAGTCAAGCCATTTTATTATTTGAAGCGGACTATTGTACTATCGAAAACGCCATCCTCGCCACCCTTAAAAAAATCTTATCCTCCCATATAATCATTCACTTTTACACACTTTCACCCCTAAATCATTTAATGATTTGATATGCTCATATATATTCTATACCTTTATTCCATCTTAAAGTCTTTCATGTTGGACTTCATAGGTTATCTTTGGTTGGATAGCACAACTCCTTGGTTCACGCCAGGGATTTGTTGCTTATAATAATATCTATATCTTTGTCCCATGAAAAAAATTATCTATACAATCGTCGGGGTTATTCTCGTAATCCTTGGGTATTGGTTTATTAAAAAAGGTGAGACTACTCCCTTGCCACCCAAAAATCAAACAACAGAACTATCCATTGTCAATAGCACTAAAGACAGTGTATTAGTATTCCTTACCCTGTCAGGCTATTCAGATAGTCTAGCGCCTTATTACATTCAAGACGTTAACGGAGTGTTTGGGATTACGGACAGTGGCCTTGTTGGTAGTTTTTATGTTAAGGGATTTGATACACTATCTTACACGCCCGACTTAAGACTTTCCGGTAATCTTTGCTTTGGCACCCAACCGCTAAATTGTCCCGATAGCTTGTGGAAGACAGGAACTAGCTTTTTTGAGTTTAACCTTAATTGCCCACAGGAGTCTCTTGATATAAGTTGTGTGGGAGGGGTGAGTAGCTTAATGGAAGTGAAATTGATCGGCGGTCCTAATTGGGTGGCGGCGCAATATCCTGATGTTAGAAATATTCACAATGACTCTATGTATAAGAATAGTAATCTAGTTGGAGTGTTTCCTTATGGATGCACTAACTGTACTAATACTGACGGGAAACAACCTTGTCAAACACCTTCAGAAACGCCTGACTCTACACACATCTGTAACCCTACAAGGGCTAAGGATGAGAACGGCGGCAAGGTAGTATTGATATTTAAAGGCTACACTAATACTGTTATATGTAATAAATAGTTATATTTGTAAAGGATTGAGCAATTAAGCCATCCGATAAAAAACATATAACAATGAAAAGCAGATTAACTTTCGACCTAGACAGTCAAAACAAAGCAGTAATTCTCGCCAGAGTAGAATTGACAGAAGATGTTAGGGATAAAATAGCCAAACAGTTTCAAGAAAATTTCAGAACTAATGGTTCATTAGCCACGATAAGTTATTTTCCATCAGCAACAGATAATTTAGAATTTCAAATAACACCTTATTCAGCAGACTTTAAAGACTGCCTAGAGTTAGCTAGTAATTTAAGCTACGAGCAAATGAATCAAATGACAGAGGCCTTAAGATGGGAAAGGTTCAATAGAGATAAAGGAAATTTTACTTTAGGCTCAAAAATTAATCCACCAAAAAGTTATAAATAATAGTTATATTTGTAAAGGAAGCCACATCACAACAAGCCCCTTACCCTAAAAAGTGAGGGGTTTTTGCTTGTTAATAATTTATTTTCATTATTTTGCAACCTTTCTGTTTTAGTGGAGGTATAAGTAGTATATTTGTAGCCCAACCAAAATGAAAAAACTAATCCTTTGCCTATTTAATTTCCCATAACGTACCGCAGGTTTATTTAGTGCGGGATTTAACAGATAAATTAACTTAAAAGCAGAAAATATGAAATTACTAAAATGGCTATTTGGGAGCAGGAAACCCGCATTGAATAAACCTGTTGTTAGCGGTAGTCTTTCTTTCAAGGAGCAAATGAAACAAGATATTATACCGAGAGTTTGGCAAATGGCTGAAAAAGAAAAAGAGCATTTGAATTGGTTGATAGATAATAACGCACCTAAAGATATGGTTGAAACAAGTCAGCGTTATCTCAGCCATTATAGACAAAGACATAAAGAATATATTGAGTATTCGGATGGTCTGTCATAAGATTACCGCTAACGTAAAAGCATTTATGTCAGGCGGGCATAGATGCAACTTTAAATAATAATGCAAGTGTCCGCCCGCTTGCATAAATGCAGTGTTAGCTGCCGTAATTTATGATAAAAGTTTATATAGCAAGTCCATACACATTAGGTGATGTGGCAGTAAATGTCAAACTACAACTTGACACAGTAGATGAATTGATGAACAAAGGGTTTGCACCTTTTGCACCATTATATTCTCACTTTCAGCACATAGCACACCCAAGACCTTATCAAGATTGGGTTAAGATAGATTTGGAGTGGGTAAAGGTTTGTGATTGCTTATTAAGGCTTGATGGCGAAAGCAAAGGTGCTGATGGTGAGGTCAGCTATGCAAAAGAATTAGGTCTGCCAGTATTTTATTCGATAGACGATATGTGTCTGTATTATGGCAACTAACGGTATCGGGCTTGGCGAAGGTGGGCTTGTAGGATGCTCAATTTTAGCAGGATGTTTCTGCCCACTTTTGCCAAACCCGTGTTATAAGCTGGCTGCGGTTATTTACCGAAAAACTCAAATCGAAGCACTAAACAAAAGAATTAAAAAAAAGAAGGGATGGAAATAAATAAAATATATAACGAGAATTGCCTTGATACGATGGCTAAAATGCCTGATAAGTTTGTGGACTTGGTAGTTACTTCACCGCCTTACAATATGCGAACAAGAATAAGGAACGGACAATACACCACAAGAGAGAAAAGCGAACATTTTAGCAAGAAGTATAAGCATTTTGACGATGCCTTACCGATAAATGATTTTTACGAATTTCATAGCAGCGTATTGACCGAACTATTAAGAGTATCGAAAATTGTTTGCTATAACTTTCAGATAGTAACTGGAAGCAAAGAAGCGTTTTTTAAAATCATTGGCGACTTTAATAAGGACATTAAGGATATTATCATTTGGGATAAAGGAAGCGGACAGCCTGCAATGCACGGAATGGTTTTAAATAGCTGCTATGAAATGGTATTGATATTAGAAGATGACAAAAGAGCAGGAAGGGCAATACAGAACGCTAAATTCAAAAGAGGCGAAATGAATAACATTTTGAGAATTGGCAGAGGCAAAAAAGTATCTGATGTTCACGGTGCAATTTTCCCTGAACAACTACCATTTGATTTGATAAACGCTTTTTCAGAAAAAGAAACATTGATTTACGACCCTTTTATGGGAAGCGGAACGACTGGATTAGTAGCAAGTAAATTAGGCAGAAAATATATTGGAAGTGAAATAACAGAAGAATATTGTAAAATAGCTGAAAATCGTATTAAAGAGTGCGGTGGGCTTTTTTTTAATTCTTTTGAAACGGAATTGTCAAACGAAGCAGGAACGTAGCAGCTTGCTTATAACTATTATATGTACGCAGGTCAAGCCAACTAACTAAATATCAATAAAATAAACTGTTAAAAACGTTAAAAATTACAAAGCTACAAAAACAATATTGTGAAGCTCGACATCTATTCCCAAAGGCTAATAACCCAACTAGACTGGTTATATAAAGTATCAGAAGTGTTTATCGTGAATGGTAAATACGAAATGGATATTTGTGACGCAGATGTAAACAAGCCTTATTTATATGACGATATTTATGACCAATTAATTAAAGAAAATTTTAAGATAGAGTTTGCGCCGGAAGATAAAAATAAAATGTGGCAAATGGCTCAGAAATGCTTTATTCGTAATGAAAAACGTAACCCTAAAGCCACAGATGAAGTATTGCTGCACAGATATTATAAGAGCTACCTAGCTAAGAAATATGTGCTATCAAGATTACCTGAGAGAATGAGAATACACGACGAGGAAACGGGGGAAGAAATACGAAGAATAGAATTAATAATTAAATGAAAAAACTACACGTAAAAATAGGGCTGTCTAAAAAAGCAGAAAGGGAATTTGAAAGACTAGAGAAGCTAAAAGACATTCAATCAAAATGTCTCCACGCGGCAGAAAATGGTCAAATATCTTTATCCGACACAATAAGGATTATGATGGCAGATAAAAAATCAGAGATTAAGAAAATCCTTAAAAAATATAAATAACTATGGAAAAATACTACACCCCATTAATAGAAGAGTTTCATTACGGGTTTCAGTTTGAATACAAACACCCTCTACAAGTTGCAGGAGAAGAAGCGGAGTGGGCTCTGTATGATTGGAGAAGTTTAATGGCTACTATTACACTACACCCTAAAGGCATATCTATTGGAGGATTTTCAATAAAAGATGAATGTTTAAGGGTAAAATATTTGGATGTGGGAGACTGTGAAGAGTTGGGATGGAAACACATAGGCTCACAATGGTATGACTTAATAGAAGTGCCTGGTAAATTAGGGTATTGGCTTTATGTGAGGTTTAGAAAATGTGGTGACGAATCTTTTATCAAAGCATACCGTTACGACCCAAAGGAAAAGAACAAAGATACGGAAGGGGAAAATTACCAAGAAGAAGATTTTTTGTTCAGTGGTAACATAAAGAACAAAAGCGAGTTTAAAAAATTAATGATTCAATTAGGGATTAAGTGAAAAGAGAAATAAGATATTATCAACAAGACGCTTATAATGCCGTTATGTCCGCCAAAGCAAAGGGTCATAAACGAGTATTGATTACTATGCCTGGGGGTACAGGCAAAACATTCACTTGCGCTAACATAATCAAAGACTTTGGTCGCAAATGTTGGATTACACACGAAGAGTCCCTTGCCGAACAAAGCGCTATTGCCATCCTTACAGAAATGGAAATTTTACCCGAAGCAGATATTATTGAAGCGGTAAATGCTCACGGAGGATTAGTAAATTTACTTTCTAAAAAACCATTTTACTTAGGCGAAAACGCTAGAATAGTTTGGGAAAACGTCGGGATGGTTAAGGCAGACATATTTGATATTGACAAGCCATTAGTAATATGCTCAGCGCAAACTTTGTGGCGGAGACTCGATAAAATACCTAAAGATTGGTTTAGTGTTATTGTTTGCGACGAGGGGGATTTATTCGGATCGGTTAGCTTTAAGGCTCCTTTAGATTACCTAACTCCTGAATTAATTATCGGAGCTACCGCAACTGCATTTCGCGGAGACGGGATGTTAATGGAGGATATTTTTGAAGCATTAGTTTATGACTACCCTATTGAACAAGCCATAAAAGACAAATACCTTACCGAAATTAACGCCATTGTTGTTCGCACATCCGCAAACCTAGACGAAGTTCATTCTTTTGGAGGAGACTTTAATCAAAAAGAATTGGTTGAAAAGGTGAATACTTTAGAGCGAAATAATTTAATCGTTAATAAGTATATTGAGTATTGCAGCGGACAACAGTTTATTTGTTTTGGCGCAGACGTACAGCACGTAATAGACCTCCACGAAGCCTTTAAAGAGAAAGGAATAGTTACAACCTATGTGGTTAGCGATAAAGATAAAATGGAAATTGGAACTGACCGCAAAACTATTGTGCGAGATTTTAGGGAGGGTAAAATAATGGGACTTGTAAATTATAATATTTTTAGTGCCGGATTTGATGTTCGAGATTGCGGATGTGTAATTTTAGGCTGCCCGACAAAATCTAAAAGAAAGTTTTTACAACAGCTATATAGAGTTACAAGATTAAAAACCGAAAAGTTTGTAAATAAGTTCGGGCAAATAGGAACGGTTCTCGATATTGTTGATGGCACTTCTAAGCATAAATTAATTAACACTCACGAACTAGACAAAGGTAAGCCAATAGAAGATAGGGTGTTTGTTTCTAATGCAAACAAGCAATTATTAATTGAAGCTAGGGTTGCTAAAGACAAGGTTTTTGTTACTAATTACAGAAAAGAAGACAAGGTAGTTGATTTATTTAAATTGCCGCTAATTAAGATTAGCGACTCAATGAGAATGGGAGAAATGGCTACCGAAGCTCAGCTAAACGCAATAGCTAAATGGGATTATGATATTGTAAATACCGTTTATACAAAGCGAATGATTAGTGAGATATTCGGCAAACAAGAAGCTACTGCAAAACACATTTCGTTTTTGAAATGGAAGGGATATGATACGAGTGGATTTGTAAGTGTGGCAGAAGCGGCGGCAGCAAGTAAAGAGATTAAGCTAAGAGAAGAGAAGTTAGAGAGAGATAAGAACCAAAACAACATAAAAAATAATTTACCATTTAAATTTTAAGATTATGAGAAAAATTTTAACACACTCATTGTGGGCAGCAATATACGTTCTATTTATAATAGATTATTTTACAACCGCTGACAGAAACAATACCTGTTTATTTTTTATGGTAATAATTCTGCTTAACATTTGGATTGAACTTATTAATAATAAAAAACCATGAAAATAGAAAAAGAAATCAAGTACACCCTATCCATTAATGAACCCGATGGACACGGAATAGACTACAATAAAAACTTGGAGTCTGACATCGCCGGATTATTAATATCCCTTACTGTCCTACAGACTAATTTAGAGTCTTTAAAAGCCACTAAAAAGCTAGTGAAGGGTACGGATAAGAAATTTGTATCTCAGCAAATAAGCTATATTTCAGCTTCTTTAAAGGGGGTTAAAATACTTGTTGTGCAACTATGTGATAATTATGAAACTTTAATTGAGAGGAAATGACACCAAAAGAAAAAGCTAAAGAATTGGTTGGATTGTTTGAATTTTCAAACGAAAGCCCTATTCATAGAAACGATATTGACTGTGCATTAGTTTGCGTTGATATAATAGACAAAATATTCGTTAAAACTACCCCGCAAGACAATCCTTATGAGTATCTTTTTCAGCTTGAATATTGGCAAGAAGTTAAAAAAGAAATTACAAATCTGCAATAAAACAAAATAATATTAAAATCTTACAAACTTGAAATATGGACAAAAAAGAAATGGCTGAAAAATGTCACATTAACATCAGTAAATTTAAACACGCTAATTTATTGACTTGCGAGTGGTGTACTTATAAGCATAAATTAACTACAATATATTATACAGACAACGTAAACCCCGCCGCTTATTGCAGAGAATTGTGGTGGAGTTTTGTATTAAGGTGGCTAAGGCTAAAAAAATATATTACATTTGGAAAGCCAACAAATATAGCTGTTATCGAACCTTGTCCGCCACCAATTAAGCAAACAGGGTTTGGAATTATTAAGGACGAACCAATTTCTAATTTTAGAATAAGGTTTGCAGGAGAAAAAATAAAAGCAATCGTTACCTCAGAAGTAAAAAAAGATTGCGATGGAAACATTTATTATGATATAAAGCCAACTGAATGAAAAGAATAAATCTTAACGAAGAGTTTATCCTAGAGGGTAGTGGAGTGTATGAGTTTATCCAAAAGGAGAAAGGAATATCCCTAAAGTTTATTAGGGAGACATACAAGAACCACACTCCTAAACCAAAAAAGGAAATAGCAATACCCTTAGAGGCGGACGTTAAGAAATACGCTTCAGATAATGGTTACAATCCTAATTTTATGTGGGAGAAAATGAAAGGATATATCGACGCAGGAATGACAGACTCTAGGGGAACCCAAATTAAAAACTGGAAGCTGAAACTTAATCAAGTGTGGTTTGTACCCGAACATAAAATAGTAAAAGACGAACAAAAGATAAAATTCTTTCAGAATGGAGATAGGTAATTGGACAAAGCTAGGCTATAAAGCGGAACCAACAGAAAAAGATTTACCATTTATTACTTGGGGAGTATTTACAGGCTTTGAAATTTGGGATGATACAGATTGGTTTTTTGAATTAACAACAAAGGAACAATACGAAAGAATGTTTTGGGGGAAATTAAATTATCCTATTAAGCTTAAAAAATGACAGACAACTTACAGCTAATTGAAATAGAATTAAAGCTTCTTGGCACATATATGGACACATCCGACCTATTCGAGAAGTGTAACCATCTTGTCTCAGAGGGCATATTCTTACGCCCCGTCACCAAAGCTTCCTATAAAATTATTAAAGCCCTCCATCAACAGGGAACTAAGCCAGACCAATCCTTAGTGTTTGCACAACTTAAAATTCTAGGATTTTCAAAACAAGACTGCTCCACTATTTTAGGAGTGAGTTTTGATTATTCCTACGGCCGCCAACCCGAACATTATGTAGATATTCTATTTAAAAATAGCGTGGCGAATTTCCTACTTCCGCTACTTCAAGATACCCACTCAAAACTCTCATCTGAAACAGGAGACAGCCTAGAGCTAATGGACTCTCTCAGCGAAGCTATTAATAAAGTTAACTTAGTAGTGAACAATGTAAGTAAAGAAAAACCAACCACCGAAATATTTGATGAAGCAATACAAAGAATACTCGACCTTAAAAATAATGTAATAGAAAATGTAGGATATTCTTTTGGACTCAAAGACCTAGACTCTAAAACAGGAGGATTAGCAAAAGGAATTACGGTTGTTGGAGCTGTACCTGGAGCCGGAAAATCCTCACTCGTAATTAATATCTTGACAACAAACGCAATAAACAATTCTGTGCCAACCCTATTCTTTTCTATTGAAATGCCTGCAATAGACATTATGACCAATATCATTGCTAATAAGTCTAACATTAATTCTAGGGCATTAAGACAAGGAGATGTGAATGACGGAGAGATACTGTCTATAAAGTCGATCAAAGAAAGCTTAGGAAGTCATTTTGAGATTGATGATAACGGAGGTGTAACTTGGCAGTATATTGAAGCTAAGATTAAGTCCTTCCGGAAAAAGAATAAAGTGCCAATGTCCCAAACTATTTTATGCCCTATTGATTACTTACAATTAATGAGTAATTCGGCGGACGAAATTAAAGGGACTAGTGATGAGCAAAGGATAAGTAAAATTTGTAAAGAATTAACTAGAATTACTAAGTCAGAGAATGTGGCCATTGTATTACTGTCGCAGTTAAGTAGACCACCTAAAGGAGAAGTTCCTAGACCTAAGATGAGTGATTTAAAGGGTAGTGGAGCTATTGAGGCGTGTGCTATTCTAGTGCTGCTACTATTCCGCCCCGAATACTCAGGTATTCTTACAGACGACAATGGAAGGGATTTAAGGGGATTGTGCGAGATTAATCCTGCTAAGGGAAGGTATATTAAACCCGAACCTGTGTATGTAAAATTTGTGGGAAAATATAGTAAATTTGAGGATTGTGATGATAATTTATCCTCTTCTGATTCAGCGCTTTAATAAATTACTTGCAATTATTTGAAACCTTTTATTTATCTTTACGTTAAAGTAGGTATATGGAAAATAAAATAGATAAAAATTCTGCCTCAGTAAATATTTATGCTTGGACTTATACTAACGCTCCTTTATCGGAATTAAAAGAATGGGTTGATTCACAAATTTCTGATGGCAAAACCCACGTAAGATTAGAATTAGAATGGGGGTATTATGATGACATCGAAAGCTTACACATTACAGCCAAATAAAACTATGGAAAAAACAATCAGTAACTCATCCCAAGTCACTCATATTAAATGGGCAGACAAAATCCTTACAGTAACATTTGTAGGAGATAAGAAATACGAATACCTAGAAGTTCCCCAAAGTATTTACGATGCCGCGATTGCCGCCGAGAGCATAGGAAAGTTTTTGAATAGTGAAGTGAAGAATAAATTTAAATTTAATAAAGTATGAGCAAGAAACCAACCACAGAAGTAACGGTATCTAATCCTAAACTTCAAAAAGACCTAGAGTTAGTCCAATCCCTACAAACCCAAGTGGACACCGTAGGAACTCAATTACTGCAAGTAAAAGTGATGGATGATTCCACACTATCAATCTGCCAACAAAACCTCTCTAAAGTCAACTCTATAGTTAAAACTATCGAAGAGAAACGAGTGGAACTTAAAGCTCCCTACCTTGAAGCCGGTAAACAAATCGACTCCCTTTGCAAGTCTATTACCGACCTAGCAGTGAAAAGTATTACCCACGCTAAGTCTGAAATAGCTAATTGGGAAAATGCTAGGTTAGCACTCGCCGCAGCAGCACAAGCTGAGGTTGACGCAAAAGCTAAAGCTGAAGCTGATAAGATCGCCGCAAATGAAACTCGTAAAAAAGGAATATTAGACTTTATTTCAACTACACTTAAACCTTACCTTCAATCTACTTATGACTCTTTAAAATCAGCAGAGGACTGTGATGTATTCTTAGCTAAGATTAAAAAAGACTTTCCTGGAGAAGCCAAGTTTCAAGAATATTTACAGGACGCTAATCAAATTAGAGATAATTACATAGATTTAATAAATGGTAAAAAAGCTCAATTTAGTGCGGCGGCGAATATCTCTGAATCTGAATTAGCTTTAATGAAAGAGAAAGAAAGATTAACCCTAATGCAACAAGAACTTGACAATGAAAAATTAAGAGTTAAGCAGCTAGAGGAGTATGCTAAATTAGAGAGAGAAAGAAAAGCTGCTGAGGAATTAGCAGAGCTAGAAAAAGCTAAATTACAAGCGGCTGCAGGCCTAGAGAAAACTAAAGGAGTTAGATACATTGATAAGTTTGAGGTGATAGATTTTGATAAAGTGCCAAGAGAATTTTTATGTGTAGATGAGGCTAAAGTTAAAGCTTATCAAAAGGAGAATAAAATAGGAGAGATTACCGGAATTAGATTTTTTAAACAATCAAGCATAGTAGCCTAACGGTTTGCACATTGGCGTTGTTGCCACAGAATTTAATTAAAAACAATAAACTTTAATATTATGACAAAAGTATCAAACGAAGAGCAAAGCAATAACGCCAATGTGCTGTTAGGTGAAGTTACATTGTGTGTAGGCTTCAATGCTCACCGATTAAAAGAGAATGACGATTATCACAAAAAAGAATGTGATTTTGTGAAAGCCATTAACCAAGAGATGAAATATAATAAAAGCACTTTAGCTCAAATGGTGAACCATCCCGACCACAAAGAATGGCTTGAAGAAAATGAGCAAAAGATTGTGTTAAGCGTGATACAATGGTTAGGAACGCCAGTAGGACAGGGATTTTTGGAGAAGGTGGCAAAAATGTAATTTCACCTAACGTTTTCGGGCTAAGAGAAGTAAAACCCTTTAGAGCGGTGGGGGATTTCATCGCTCAAATTAAATATAAATAACTCAAATGGAAAAAACATTGAGCAACACAACAGCAAGCCAAGCCAAAGACAACGTGAAAGACATCGTGTTTTGGGGCAATGGCGACACCTTCAAATTAATTAGCAAAGCATCATCCAAAAATGAAGGTTGGATGAAATCTTCAAAGGCAATGGAAATTGAAGGTGTAGGATGCGTAGTGCAAGTTACCACCCAACAAGGTGAGAATATTGCAGAGGCGGTAACTTTTGTACCTAATGTAAAAATTGAGGAAACAAAAGGTGATGATGGAGTGGTAACTTCTCGTAAGTTGATTGCCATTTAGTACGGTGCGTGGGCAAAGGGTTTTATTTCTTCTTAGCCCGTGTTATAAGTCAGGTGGGCATTTTCGCCCACTTGCGTTAAACAATATGTTAGTGGTAGTGCTTTAGAAGTATGCCCTGGCTGTAAAACGAAAAATAGACATTGGTACGCAAAAGATTATTGGTGTTGTGCATTTTGTTAGCATTACCGCTAACGTTTTGCAGCTAATGGCTGGTGGCTTTTATAGGCTGTTAGTTTGTGCCACTTGCCATTAGGTGCTGTTATGTTGGTGCGCTGGCAAGTGTGTGGGGCAGTTTTATTTTATTAATTTTTAAAAAAGCGAAGGAAATGAAGTTAACATTATTACAAAGATTAATTGAGTTTGTGATTCAATTTAAATACAAACATAATTTACAGCCGACCTACAACTATAAGGTTGGTGACAAGGTGAAATATAACTGGAAAGGAAAAGTTATGCTTAGACCAGTTATAAACGATAGAGCAGAGGATGTTTTGGTAATAAATGAAGTAAAGCATAAAAGGAATGAGTTTATCAACTATCAAAATACAAGAACAAAAAAACGAGGATGGTTAGATGCTTACTGGTTAAAACGTGCGTAGGCTTTTAAAAATTAATAAAATAAAATTGAACATAACGGTTACAGCTTGCCGATAGTAAGGCAAATACCCGAAAAAAATAAAAAATCATTTGCCTTATTTTGGCAAGGTGGTGTTAAATGCAGTGCGGACTTAATTAATAACTAAAAAATAAATAAATAAAATGGCTGACTTAAAAACATTAGTAAAAGACAACAAGGTGAAATTCGATTTTTACCGAGCAGGAGTAATGTATTACACCGTTACATCCGAAGAAAAAACATATCGCTTTCCTGTGCCACTTGAGGATATAGGAGATGCGACATTACTTGCAGAAGATAAAGCCATTTTATTTATGCGTTACATACGAAAGGCAATTAATAGCAATGAGCTTCAAACAGTGCAGTAGCATTGCATTTAACGTTCGATGCTTGTGGCAGGTGGCATTAAAAGCACAAATGTAAATTAACCGATAAAGTAAAATTGAAAAACAGAATTTAATATTAACCGCAGACCGCCACTTGCCTACAAGCATTTGTTAGTGGTCTGTTTAAAAACAAAAAGCGATGGCAGACTTAGAAAAAATTAGACAAGCACAAATGATTGCAGGTGAAAACGCTGTGATTGCAGGATTAAAAGCAAAAGGATTGCTACCTAAAGATGAACAGAGCGAGGACTCGTTGCTATTTTTCAACTTATTTAGAGAAGTAAGAAATGAAATAGCAACGGAGGAGGGCTATGTGCTGCAAGATGCAATACGAATAACATTTGATAGATGGATGAAGCGTGGGTAGGCTTTGTTTTTAAATTGCCACTAACTATTATATGTAGGATTAACTTGTAATGTATTAAAAATTAAATATATAATTATGGAAATTCCAAGATGGCACGAAAGATATTGTATGGACTCAGCTTTAAAATATCCAAGTAAAGCAACCCAAGAAAACTACCAAAGTACAGTTTTAGGTTTTTTGCATTACTTTAAAAATGATGTTGACCCCTCTCACATAAAAACGGATGACATTAAAAAGTGGCTCTTAACTTTTGAAACGATTAATACTCGTAATCATAAATTATGTGGTATAAAATCCTTTTATCAAATTACCGTTGGGATGCCTTTAAAATTGGATAAAATACCATTCAGCAAAAAGGACAACAAGCTACCGGAAATTTTAGAGAGAGAAGAGATACAGTCATTATTAAAAGTTTGCACAAACACAAAACACAAATTAATAATTACAATCCTTTATGCTTGCGGACTAAGGATAAGTGAAATTTTAAATCTTAAATTAATTCACATTAACAAAGATACCATTGATATTAAATGTGCTAAAGGCAGAAAAGATAGAATAGTTCAATTGCCAACGAGGGTTAAGCAAAGAATTGACGAATATACTTTGGAGTATAAGCCTATTGAGTATTTGTTTAATGGTCAGTTCCCCGAAAAAGAATTAAGATATAATGAAAGGTCTGTAAACGAATTTTTAAAAAAATATGCTACGTTAGCAGGAATAAAAACCCACGTTCATGCGCATAAAATTCGTCATTGTTATGCCACCCATACTTTAGAAGATGGAACAACCTTGCCATTTTTACAAGAAATGCTTGGACACAATAGTCCTAAAACTACATCAATATATATTCACACATCGAGGCGATCAATTGCAAGACAAACGTCTCCCGTTGATGGAATGGATTTTTAACAGTGGCAAGAAGACTTAAAATACCCGATGAGCTATTAATCCTAAACCCCACCTTAAACAAGAAGGAACTAAGGACTATCCTAAATGTTATCCTGAATAGCCGCCGGAATAGAATGCGTCAAGCCTACATATTTGACATAAGATTACCTAGCTTAGGGAGAATGAGGTCTAATGGTAATAAGGTACATAAACACAACAAAAAGACATTGAGTAGGGACAGGAAAAGAAAGAGAATTGAAACTAAAACTAATGACTTAAAGAGAGTTAACCTATTATGGTAGAATTATTTTCATTATTTTGCAACCTTTATTAAAATAAGTAGTATATTAGCGTACAATTAAATAAATATATAAACAGTCAAAAAACAGTCAAAAATTATGAGCCTAAACGGACAATCATTCGAGAAAAAACAAAGACCAATCGCCCCACAAGGGTTGCAAGTAGCTATATGCTACAGCGTAATAGATTTGGGAACGCACATGAACAGTTATCAGGGGCAGGAGCCAAAGCCTGTATCTCTAGTTCATTTCAGTTGGGAATTTCCTAACTTACCACACCAAGTATTTAAAGAAGGAGACACACCTAAACCCTTAGCAATATTCCAAGAATATTCAACAAGTTTGGGGGAAAAAGCAAAATTACCAAAAATGTTGCAGTCATGGCGCCTTGTGCCGCCGGTAGACCTAGCAAAAGAGCTTCCAATGTTCGTTGGCCAACCTTGCTACGTTAATGTAACTCACGCAAAGGATAAGAATAATTCTGAGATTACTTATGCTAATGTTGCAATGAATGGTTTAGGAATAATAAATTTGCCAAAGGGAACTCAGGTGAATGGATTAACTAATCCTAAAATGTTCTTTAACCTTGACAATTACTCTCACGCTGAATTTGCTAAGCTACCTGCTTGGATTCAGAAGAAAATTCAAAGTTCTTTAGAGTGGAGTGGTATTGTGGCTAAATATGGTGCGCCGCCAACAGTTGCCGCCACTACTCAGCCTGCTAATACATTTCAGCAGCCTATTCAAAATCAAGCGCCGATTATTACAGAAGATACGTTTAATACTAATCCCCCCTTCTAGTTATGACTGTTACGTTAGATAAGAATGGTACTATAACTATTCGTCCGCAAAATTCTTTAGAAGAATATGCGTTAAATAAATGGTCAGAAGATAATCTTGGTTCTGTAGAAAAGTTTGAGAATTTACATAACTCAATACGAGTAATAAGAACTTTAGACAACGACGACTTGCCTTTCTAAATGAGCCTAGAAGCTAAAAGAATATCTATACTTAAGACTGAGATAGCTAGCGGCATTTATACCCTAGTTATTTCAGACCTTAAAATGCACAAAAAAAGCAACGGAGAATTAATACTATTTGAAGATAATCCAGGAGTGATAGTGAGCTTTAAACACGAAGATAAAATACACCAAGAATTATATTGGATAGGCTCTACAAATTACACTAAGCTCCAAAGGATTATCTTACAAGTGGGACTTGACCCGAATAAACAAATAATGAAAAAGGAAATTGTCGGCAAACGCATTTATGGACTGATTACAGAGATTAAAACAATGAGAGGTAATGAAGAGATTAAAAGCGAAAAGAAGTTGGCAGACACCTCACAAATAACTGAGGAGCCTAAATTTAAACAAGAATTAATAATTTATAAACAGGAGGGGTTTTAATGAATGTCCAAATCAAACATTATGGTACGATTTTAAATGGGCGCAAAACCTATTTTAATCAGCCTCTATATGACTCTCAAATTCAATCCTTAGAAGGAAAGCAGTTTGTAGAGATTATTCAAGAGGTACATAGAAAGCCTTCTGTAAATTCTAACAATTATTACAGAGGAGGAATACTACCAACTTGTTATCAAGCAGAAATGTTTTCTCACTTTGATAACAAAGACCAAGTTCACTCTCTATACTTTGCCCCAAAGTTTTTAACTCATATTGAGATTGTAAACATTGCAGGCGAACAAAGAGAGGTGACAATTACAAGAAGCCTAGCAGATTTAAACCAAGATGAAATGTCTGAGTTTATTACAAAAGTAAAAGCTGACTGCCATCAAATGGGATTAGAAATTGGCGAACCTGCAGATTATTTTAATAAATTTTATAACAAATAAATATGAATCCAACAGAACAATACAGCGAATACCTAAGCCATAACAATATGGACTTGGAAGTATTAGGAGAGTCTTTTGATGACCCTATTAAAAAATCAGATAACCAAAAGTTTTACTCGAAGGTTACAATTATTAACTGCGAATTTGGGCAACCACTTCCCAACAAAGACGGCTCGCAAAATATCCATTATTCCTTAAAACGGAACGATAGAGAAGAATTGATCGAAGCAGTGAGAGACGTTAAAAACAACATAGAAAAATACTTATAATGAGCTTGATCCACGATAATAAACTGCGGGCGTTAATCGACAAAAGAATGGGAGAAGTCTTTGGTAGAAACGAACGCAACAACCCTACTAACGGAAAACAGAAGTATCTAATTCAAGACGCTGCTAAAAGAGGAATGTCTATTACAACTCCTAGACTAAGCAGATACCTTAAAGGCGAATTAGCAGGACTTACAGAAGACCAAATACTCTGGGTAGCGACTAGATTAGGAGTGTTTATTAACGTGGGATATGGCAAGCCTGTGCTTACTGATGGAATGCTTAGATATGAAGTTAGTGAGTATAAGGAAGAAGAGTGTTTAAGTGTATTGGGTAGAATTTTTCCTAGCGTAGAAGTTGTGCCGGAAATTCCTAAAAAGAAAAAGAAGAAAAAATGAGAATTAAATCTTCCTACCAAAAACTTAAAGACAAAGTAGCCGAGCAAGAATTAGCCTACAAAAATTTGCGAGCAGACTTTAGGAAATATCATAATGGAGATTTTCAAACACAAACCCTATACGGAATGCAGTTTAAAATGGAAGATGAATTTGAACGACAAATCTGGGCAGGAGACAGTAGTTATGGCAAAGATTAAAACTAAAGACATTTATAATTGCTGTAACTGCGGTAAGCGTGGTTATGAAATTAAAGGCGATGTGTGCGTATATTGTGGAGTTGAAAAAGGATTTGTTAAACATAGAAGAATTAAATAATGGCAAAGCAAAATAACGTCACTGAGCAATGGTTTAAAGACAAGGGTTATTTTTTGAACACTGACGGAAGTTGGTCGCCGCCTCAAATGAAATCTAAGTACATTAAAGTTCAAGCAGCCAAGAATGTATTAGAAGAGATTGAACTTGTTATAAAAGAGAAAGTAAACAGCAGCCCCGACTTTAAAATAATTCCTTCTACTGAATGGTTTATAACGAATTATAATGTGCCGAGCAAGAAAAATTCTAGGCAAAATTTTAAAAACGGAATAAGCATACCAAGCGAAAAGCACGCCGAATATGTTAAAATGACCGCTATGCAATATGACGCTTATGGTAAAGAATTTAGAAATGCGGTTGAATACTTTGACTTAAAGTATCCTTTACGTATTGAGTTTACATTTATAAGAAGCTCTAAAAAATCATTTGATTACGGGAACGCCCTACAAACCTGTGAGGATATAATGAAGGACGAGTATAAAAAAATTCCAACGGATAAAATTGGTAAAAACGGTAAAAGAGTTAAAAAATTTGTATTAGTAAAACAAAATTGGTTTCCCGATGATTCTGCAGACTACTTATTACCATCTTTTAAACCTTATGAATATGATAAAGAAAATCCAGGAGTACGCATAAAGCTTTTAATTACAAAACGATAATGGGAGAATTTAAACCTTATCCTAAACAAGGACCAAAACCAAAAAAGCAACCTAAGCCACTCAAGAGGTCGCCGATAAAAAAGAAATTTAAGGCTACAGGAGAGCGAGAAACATTTGAGGTAGTGCTAGACGAGCTTAGTGATTTCGAGCCTACAACGTGCTTTGTTTGCGGAATTAACGTGGCAGTTGTAACACATTGTAACATGGCTCACGTACTTTCAAAAAAGCAATACTCTTTGTTTAGGAATAATCCTAACAATATAAAAATACTTTGTCACCGAATAGTAGCAGACAAAGACGGAAATCAGGGATGTCATTATTTGTACGATATGACCCCACATAGTAATTTAAAAGGAGAGGGGTGGGAGAAGCTATTTGAATTGCGCGATAAACTAAAAGAAGAATATAAAAGAATAGAGAAATTATGACAAATAGACTACCGCGCAAAACAAAGAAAGCAATAAAAGGTCGTATTTTAATTTACGACATACAATCCATGCCCAAATTCGCAAATCTAGAGAGATTGCTTTATGAGTTTAAAAACCACCAATTGGTTCTTTGGGACTCACTACTTGGCGGACAAAAACCACAAATAATTGGGAATAAAAAGAAACTAAAATTTATAGACAGTCCTCTTACAAATCTGTAATGAAATGAAATTATTTAAAAATATTACAAACTTGAAATGAATTATCCGCACTTTAAAAAATTTACACTTATGGAAGAAACAAACTCTACCGCCTCAGATAAAACAGAGTCATTTATTTACACCAAAGGCTCTATTGTTAGCAGAATAGCCGACGAAGAAATAAAAGACTTTTTTATTTGGATGATACGCGAAGCCAATATTGATGTGGTGGACGCAGAAACCGCAATCGAAGTAAGAAGCTTAGAGGATAAACAAGGATTTGTTCCCGTTATGACTATTGATGAATTAATAACCCATTATAGAGAATGCACAAGTCAGAAGAGTTAATAGAAGAATTAGTGAAAGCTAAAATTATTAAAAATAAATTTTGCGATAAAAAAGCACAACTAATTATCAGAGAATACTTCTGCCAAGTATTTAAAGAAGCTGTTGAAAAAACTATTATAGCCAAAAACAAACAGAATTACATTCCGCCAAATTTTAATGATTAACAAATAAATAAATATATGATACCAGAAAAAGTAAAACAAGAACAAAAAGAAAAGCTGCAAAAAGAACTATACGAAGTTATAGCATCGTTGCCCAATGACCCCGAATATAAATTCGTGGCAAATATGCCAATCCCATTAGGGAAAAGCGTAATAGTGAAAAGAGTTAAACAAAACATCGTGTTGCCAGGCGGACTAATTCTTCCTGAAGCTGCAGAAAACTCTCAGTCCCCAAAAACGGGAGTTATTATGGCTATCGGTCCAGACTGTACTCGTGGGGTAAGAGTAGGATTAAGGTGTTATATGAATCATTACTGCGACCTTGACGTAAAAATAGGAGTGGAAACATTCGCTATGCTAGAGGAGGCTGGAATTTATTACATACTGCCTTCTAATACGGATGTAATCTCCTCTGGACTTGACGTTAAGCCTGCAAAGCAAGTTAGAAGAGCTAAGTCTATTGATAGAGAAGACGACTATCAAAAGCGTAGATACAAGAAAGACCAAAACGACAAGGATAAAATGCGCGATAAGACTAAGGGTAAGATATTTGCAATTAAGAAATAAATTGTTTAATTTTACAACCGCAGACACGTCTACTGAATAAAGTGAAGACAAAACATTAAAAGAAAGGTAGTTAGAAATAGCTGCCTTTTTTTACAACTTAGCTAAAGCTTTAACCTTTGCCAACAATTCCTGAGCCTCAGCCAATGTTAAACACACAAAATTAGGCTCAGCGACATTAGCCCCAGAACTGAAATTATTGCAGTAATAAGACTCTAAAATTCGGATCCATCTCATCAATAACATTAATGTCATATACTCACACTTACTTACAGTGTCGCCATTTTTCTCTTTAAGAACGAAGTTTTGCCCCCAACAACCGGCAATATCTTTGCTTTTTAAAACGGTCAGAAATAAGTCTGAGCTGAAAGTTGCCATATTAATTTAAATTAAATTCTATTACTCCTACATTAGGGCCGTGCTGAACCTCCACAACGTTAGTTCCTTCATCACACGATATTCTATATATGAATATGATATGAGTCATTAGCTGAATGGTGTTGCGCCCGCTCCTGTAATAAATGAGTCTCCCGTTACATACCATAAATTAAGCGTAGCGTCCATATAAACAAACTTAATTGCAGTTCCTATTAATCCTGTAGTAGTTCCATTAATAGTAATGCGAGTATCTGTAAGCGCCGCATTTGCAGTGTAAAGAACTTCGTCTACAGAAGCCTTATGTGAATAAACCCATCCTAAAAGAAAGTCTCCTGTTCCTGTTGTAATAACATAACTTCCTGTTGTAGAAGTTGTTTGAACTATAAATTCATAAGTAGTTCCAACTACAGGAGAAACAGGTAAGCTAACAGCTATTCCCGCAGTATTACTCATATAAACAGTGGTAGATGAAGCTGTTGTAGATGTAGCAGGAGCATAAGTTCCTGCCGTAGCTAAATATACTGTTGCCGCTGCAGCACCCGCAGCACCTGCCGCGCCTGTATCACCAGTGTCTCCCTTTACTCCTGTATTACCTTTAGGCCCAGCGGTTGAAGTTATCGCCGTTGAACAGCCGCAATTTACACAACTCATAATATTATATTTTTTAAGTTAATCATTTTTTTGTCTAGCCGCAATCGCAATCACATAAAGCTTCAGCCTTAGCTAAAAATAATGCAGCTCTAGTGGTATTGCCTATTTGTGTATTCATTGCCGCCAAGTTTAAATATGTGTCGGCTTTTAAGTAATCCCAAATACAAGACTCGCAATCGCAAGTTGGGTCTATCGTTAAAGCCATCGCGTTAACGCAGCAACAAGCACTTACACAAGGAACTAACACCGCCGCAGAGGTAGTATATCCTGTGTATGCAATACCATTTGAATCTGTTCCGCTAATAGTGTAAGTTACATCAACTACTCCGTCTGCAAATTCAGGCACGGTAACGCTGTAATCTCTCCAAATTGAGAACGGAGATGCTACAAATGGAAATACTGTACTTGCTAGACTTGATAATATTGAAGTGGCAGTTGCGCCGCTTAATCCTAATGTAGCCGCCGTAATAACGTTTGTGGCAATAGTAAAAGTAAAAGTTAGATATGCACCGCCTGTAAGAGTAACTACTATTACACAGCCTGTAATGTTTGCTGTTGGGACTGTAGGGTTTCCGTAATCTGCAGTTGCATCCGTAACAGTAATGTCAGTGCAAGTTGCAGAAGTAGTTAGTGTTATTGCTAGGGTGGGTGAAGCCATTGTTTTTAATTTGAGTAAATATATTAATTATTTTTTATCACTTGACAAATATTTATCATAGGTTGTGTATGCTTTTCCGTAAGGGGTAGATTTAATAAGCAATTTTTTAGCTTGTTTAGCGTCGCCGTGAAGCGCTGAATCTAAAGCCTTAATAAAATTAACTATAGTTCCTTGTATTGCCACAGGATGTTCAATTAGATATATAAGCTGTTCTGGGTCATATATAAACATTAAGTTACCCATAGCGCCCTCTAGCGATAAGGTTTCGTGGTATTTCTTTCTCTTCTTATCCTTGTCGTCATCTCCCGAATTTATTGCTAAGTAAATTGCGGCCACTGCAATAGCGCCATTTAAGTTGGCGGCAAACTCCCTATTCTTTAATCTACCAGTTTTTCTATCAAACTCAATCCCTTTAGAAACATCACTCATTAATTCACTAATACCTTCCTTAGTTAAAGTCTTAAATGTCATTTTTTTACCAACAACTTTTAAACCGCTTCTAACGCTACCAATCTTTTTCTCTCCATATTTGTTAAGCTCTTCGTAACCAAACCTACTTTCTACCCAATCCGGCATCCAGGTTTTATATTGGGCCACTGCCTTACCAAGCTCTGTTCTCATAAATCTCCTTCTATCCTTCTCATCATATTTACCTTGTACTCCCGAAACTTTATCTTTATAAGACTGCATTTTTTTGTCAAAAGCCTTCTTATCTACGCTTGGTTTTAATTGATATTTACCATCCTTTAATTCAAAACTGTTATATTCTTCCTTTGTCATGTGACCCAAGAACATACTTCCCGAAATTTGATATTCTCCAATCTGATTAAAGAAGTAGGCTAGTTTATTAAACGCACCGCCCAATTTCATTTGAGGGTTTGAATCAAAGTCGGGGTGAACTACATTAAACATCTCTAAAATATCTAATGCTTTTTTACTTATAGCCAACTCGCCCACTTTTTTAGTTCCGCGACCTCCAATAAACATTCTGCCGTTACCTTTTAAGAATAGAGTTAATCCTTCTTTGCGTAAATTGCTATAATTACCAATTCCAATATTCACAATGTTGGCAGGAATATTAAATGCCATAGTAGTTAAGCTTCCTAAGTTTCTAAAAAATTTAGCAACAGCATCCGCTTTAACTCCTAATTTACCAACACCTTGATTTTGATAAATCTTATCTTGTAATTCACTTTCAATAAAGTCAACTATCTCAGACTCTTTACTAAGTCTCTGTTTGTATAATTGTTGTACGGAATCAAATAGAGGTATTAAAGGAGTCATGTGCTTAACGTGAGTGTAGTTATCAATTAGACTATTTGCCGCAGCATAAAAGTCTTTAGAATATCCTCTGTCTTTTGGTCTAGGCTTATCTGATTTTAAGGTTAAAGCTCCTCTATAATTTATAGAACTTTTTTTAGTATCAATTCCTGCTGCCTTCCTTGCTTTAAAAGCAATGCCATAAGCTTTAATTATTTTGCCAGGCAAACTTCCCTTACCTTTATCTAACTCTTGCTGAACATCTCCATAAGCCTTTTTAATCTTTGTTTTTGTTGCGGGGTCTACTTCAGAAGTTTCGATTTCAGTTTCTAAGTCAGTGGCGCCTGTTAAATAAGCGTTAAGAGCAGATATAAAGCCACCTTGTTTCCACTGCTCTCTAAATTTAGGGTCAATCTTAATTATGTCGTTTTGAATTAAATTATCATTCTCGTCATAAGCCGCATTTCTTTTGTCATTTAATTCTCTAAAATAATCTAAGTATTCTGTTTGAGTTTTTGATAAATTTTTGTCCTCAGCCTCCTCTTTAGTTAAAACTTGACCTTTACCATTATCAACAAATTCAAAATATTTAGCAGAATTAGAGCTGAATAATCCCGCGCCAAATCCTTTAACTATTCCTAGCTTCTTATTTTTCTCAGCAATAACAGCCTTAGCTAATTTTTCATGCTTAACTTTTAATTCGGTAGCCTCTTGTCTCTTAGCTAAAAATGCTTCATCTAAAGCTAAAGATAAGGCTTGTAATGAGGGGTATTTCCCTGGTGCATCAGACAGAGCTTTAAATATCTTAAAAATAGGTGAAATATCTTCGTCGTTACCCTTCTCAAAATCGGGATTAGTTTTTTGTAATTCTTTAATTTGCTCGTTTTCTAAAGCAATAGCAATCCTAGTTTGCGCAGCCTTAAACAACGGACTGTCGTTGTCCATCTGATATGAAGCGCTCCAATAAGCTTCTATTAATTCCTCTTTAGTAAAATCTTCTAAAGTATCTTCTTTAAGCAAATCCTCTGTAGTTTGTACGGTGTTTTTGTATTCTAAATACTGCTTCTTGTCTTCTCTAATACGATTAAGAATGTTTTCTTTTAATCCTTGAGCTTGTTTAAGTTCTGAGGGTGTGCTATTCTTATCTTTAATTACTTCATTAGCCCATTCAATGTCTTCGTTTTCCTTTTCAATATCTCTACTCCATTGATCTTGTCTAAATTCATTAAATTTCTGTACTTCATCGTCGGAGGTTCTTTCAAATGCTTTTGTAGGTCTTTGATATTTAGCGTTTTGTTCGCCTCCGATAGTGTCTGACAATATTTGTTCTGCTCTATCAAATTCTTCTGTTTCCTCTAATAAGGTTTCTTTCTTTTCTTTGTCGGATAACTTAGACCTTTTTTCGACATTATTAGCCTCCACTTCCCCAGCAAGTTTGCGGTAAGTTAATTCCACCAAATCATTCCATTTGGCATCAGTAAAATCTGACTTTTTCTTCCCTTCCTTTTCTAAAATCTTTCTAGCAATCTCTGGGTTTCCTCCTTGCTGTTGTCCTTCGATGGATTGAATTGCGTGTTGGAGTTCGTGAAAAATGACTCTACGTAATCCACTGAGGCCGTTGGTGAGTGAATGTACTTCGTTGGCTGATACCTTTCCGAAGTATTCTTGGTAGGAGTTGGCGTTGATTCTAATTCTGTCATACGACTTGTTGTGCGAAGCCAGTTTATTATCTTTTTCATTATAGATTTCAATTTGAACATTTTTTAGTTGTGGATATAATTCATATAATTCTTTATACTCTAAAACATCAGTTAAGGTTACGATACGAGACTTGCCTTCTGGAATATTCATTAAGTCTTCTACCAACCCTTCTGAATTTATTAATTTAGCAGATTCATCTCCTAATTCATATCTCCATTTGCCATCAACACCTCTTTCAAAGCCTGTAGCTAATTTAATTTCCAAAGGAGAGTGTCCTTTAATTTCCATTAACTCTGCAAGTTTTTTATTATCTCTAACTTCTTTTTTTAACTTAGCTTTTTCACCAACAATCTGTTCTTTAGTTTTGCCGTCAATTCCAGTTAAATTCTTAAGCCCTCTACCGCCAATAATCTGTCTAGCCAAACTCTTAGCAATATTCTTTTCTAAGCCTAATTTCCTTTTAAACCAATCAAAGATGTAGTCTAAGAATGTTTTAAACCTACTCTTCTCAATTTCAGTATCAAATATTCCTTTACCCTCTAATCCAATAGCTTCAGCTAATAATTCATTCTCTTGTCCTTCTACAGATAGCTTAGAATAGTGTTCGTCATTCTGAATAACTTCCCACATTTTAGCGCCTTCTTTACTAGCCTTAATTTGCTTTAGCGCCGCTTGTATCACTTTATTATCGTGTCCAATAGCGTCTAGTAGTACGTGAGCCGCTTCGTGGATAGGAGTGTCTTCTGTAGCGAAATAAGGATTAATCTCTAATACATTTCCTTTAAGTCGTCCGGCGGCTTGTAATTTAGAATTGTATTTTACCTTAACCTTTGGCAATACTTTCTGAATATGTTGCGCAACCTTTAAAATTCTTTCGTGGTGTTCTGCTTCTAAATTACCTTTTGCGGCTTTTTGTTTTTGGATCAATCCCTTATCCTCAGCTTCTTTTCTAGCCTTATCTTGAGCTTCTCTTTCTGCTAAAAACTCATCGGTAATGGGTTCTTCATTCGGATCGGCGTATTCCTCCTCCATCTCAGCAATCTCCTTATTGGTCAAGCCTTGATTTTCCATTCGCTCGTAAATCTCAGTAGCTCTTGTTTTAGCAGCTTCCCTAAATGAACTTGTTCCTGTATATGTTTCAACTATTTCAGCAGCTTCGTTTCCTATTTCAACTGTATCAACATCTTCACCGTAATCTAATCCGTGTTCTGCTAGCCTAGTTTTGTAAAATTCAAATGATGTGCCGCCGTCTTTCTGAGTTAATCCTAAAGGAATTTCTTTAGCCTTTACGCCCGTAATTCTAATAAGTTCTTCTTGATTAAATTTAACTCCGTTGGCAATATCCATCACCACCTGATGCTCTACGCTTGTAGGCTCAGCGTTAAGTATTTTCTTATCTAATGCTTTTTGGTCTTTCTCTGCCTGTATAGCATTGGTAGACCTTACTATTGGAGCCTTGTATACTTTCTTTCCTTTAGAGTTAATTAAAGCCACACTTCCGCTACTTAGCATTCTAACTTCATAACCCGCTTCTTTAACTGAATTATGAATGTCTGCCAATACAGATTTTCCTTCAGGAGATTTCCTAGCCACTTTACCTAAATTATTATAAGCAGCCATTTTACTCTTTAGTCCGTTTTCTTTAATCTGTCTTTCTTCTTTACTAATGGGTTTTTCGGTAGTTTCCGCTTTAGTTGTTTCAGTCTTTTGATTAGTTCCAACATCGGTCTTGACTTCATTTGTAGGAGTGTTAATTGGTTTAACTGGAGGCGTTTTAGTATCAGTTGGAGGTAAAGACTCTCCGTTATTATCAATAGGTTCGATTCTTGCAGCCTCTCTATTTAAATCTTCTCTTCGCTTTAATTCTCCAATAGCTTCTTTTTTAGATAGCTTTTTATTTGCAAGCCAAATATCAAAAGCCTCTTCGTTTTTTATTAAATTCTCTATTTGAGGAGGAGTTAATCCGTCGAATGCGTCTAATCCTTTTGTTGTAGCTTTTCCCCACGTAAGAAACTTTCCTGTTTCGGCAGAGTAGACTTTGATAGCAGTATGTTCGCCGCCAATTCCAGGAGTGGTTTTGACAACTTTCATTACTACAGGAAGGTTGTCAATTTCTTTGTCAATCTGATTGTCTGATAATTTCTTTTTGTTTGGCAAATGCTCTTGCATAAACCACCCTCTAAAGCCACCCTCTTCTCGCACCATTGAACTAGCAGACCTAATTTTATGTCCACTACCCAATTCAACATCAATAACAGTGTTGTCTACTAGGTCTCCACTTTTGGCTTCTGTCTTTACCTTTTTTAATTTTAAAACTCCGCTAACCTTACCATCGGGGGTACTATCAACGTGTTCAGTCATCTGACTGTATTTGGTTCTAAAATTATAACCAAGCTTGCCGTCTTTACCTTTTTCTTCGTTAAACTCAACAGGGTTAACCTCAGTCATTTTACGAGTATCTAAAGGAAGTGATTTCTCGGCCCTTTCTCGTAATTCTCTTTTTGTAGGTGGCGGCAAATATCCACCAGGGTCTTTATAGCTTTCAGATTTATCCTTTAATCTTTGAGCTAATTCAGTTTCCTTTTCCTTCTCTTCATTCTTTTTAATATCCTCTGCAGTTTTCTTAGCCACTACAATCTCTTCGTTACCGCTTAAAATTAACGCGTCAATATCCTTTTGTAAGTCTTTAATCTGTTTCTGCTTTGCATTACGTTTAGCTAGTTCAATAGGAGACATATCTTTCTCTACGACATCTTCAGGCACTTCTGTTTGTAAGCCTTGTTTTTGATAGGATAGGTCAAATATTTTACGTTTTACTTTGTCGTCGGCTTTTACGTCAGCCATATCGACTTCGTATTTTTGATAAGCCCTTACTCTATGTTTAGCTTTCTCGCCCTCTTCTAAAGTAAGATTACCGTTAGCAATAGCCATATCTACATTGCTTTCAAATGCAGCTACAGTCTCTTCTCCTTGTTGTGATACGTGAAAAGCGTGTTCACTCTTAATATTTTCTTTAGCTATTTTATCTTCTTGTTGAATTATTTCAGCGTATTTATTAGCTCTCTTATTAGCCTTTACTTCTAGTCCTGCCGGAATTGCTCCCATAACTCCACCGCTTGCTGCGCCAACTATTGCTGCGTCCACAACGCCTTCCATTAAATCTAATTCAGGCTTATATCCACTATATTTATCTACTGCGTTTTGAGCAAACTGTGTCGCCGCTTCTCCAATACTTTCTTCCGCTAAAGATGTTCCCACAAAAGTCTTTATTGCAGGAATGTAAACATTCTTAAATCCATCTATAGCTAGTCTTTTAGCTTCCTCTTTTCCGTCTCTTAATAGAATATTTTTAGTAAGTCCTCCCAATTTAGTAATACCAAACTGTTCAAACAATCCCTCAAATAATCCATTAGACATTGCAATATTTATTTTCTCTTCTTGACTTAAATGATTTGCTTTCTCGTCTTTATCTAATTCATCTTTTTTACCTGCAGCAAAAACTAATCCGCCACCAATGGTAGACCCAACTTCACCTATTCCTGCAGCGTTGCCCATCATTAAAGATATGGTAGTTGGCGCCGACTCTAATACCGCTCCGCCAATAGACCCAACCGCATTAGCATAGTCTCCGTTAGCAATGTATTCAGAAATAGACTTATCGTATTTTTCTGCAGTCCTATCTTGATGTACCTTAACGCTTTCGTCGTAAAACTTAGCTATTTTATTTTCGGGTAATTTTTCAAATAATAAATTGTCTTCGTCTGTAGAATACGGAGTGGCTATATTATATTTGTCAATTAATTCTTTTGGTATAAATGTTTCTAAAGACTTATTCATTGCCATTGAAGCAACGTCATAAGCCATAGCGGGAGTTTTAGCTAACATTGAGCCTAGCTGTGCTGAACCCGAAGCTAGTTTATTTATAGCATATTCTCCATAACTCATCTCGGGCTTATCTGACCAAACATGAATATCCTTTTCGTTTTGTTTTTGAAATCTTTGTATAGCCTCACTTAACTGCTCTGGTTTAGCACCTTTTTGAGTGAGGTCTTTTACTAAGTTTTTTTGATAACCCGAAATATTAGGTATATTATCAATAATTTGCGAAGCGTTTTCAAATGCTACTTTTTGTTTTTCTTGCTGAGTATTGTCAATATCAGTTAATATTTTTGCGTCAGTCGGTAAAGATTTTAAAGGAGTTGTGTCCTCAATAATCTTAGCGTCAGTAGGTAATTGTTTTAATAATTCTGGCATAATAATTATTGCTTAACGTAACCCTGTGCTGTAACTAAATAATCTCCTTGCGTTGTTTTTACTATTGAGCCAACTTTTCTTCCTTCGTATGTTGTTACTTGAGCTTGCTGAGAATTACCGCTACCGTCCTCTAATGGATTGGTTAGCTTTGATGGTTGAACGTGAGAGTCGTAAAATTGCTTTGCCGCGTCATCATTCTTATTAATTGGTACAGATGTATAAATTCTCACTATGCTTGGCTCAGTCTCTCCTTTAGCATTCAATCCGCTTCTAACGGTGGCTTTACCTAAAAACTCTCCTGTTATTCCACTATCTTTATTCGACTCATAATTCACCCCGTCAACAGTAGTTTTTTCGTTACCACTGTCGCTATAAATTCCAAACTTCTTAGCGTCTGCTATAGGAACGTCAACAAATCCCGTTAATCTTCTTTGCCCTGACCCGTCAGTCAAATATCTATTATCGTAATTCATTTTATACCCTGTTAAGTCAACTTGACTGCCCGTGTTTCCTGCAATACTTAGTTTTGGAGTGTCGCCCCAAATTTTAGGCGCCACGTCTGCAGGTATATTTCCCGAAGGCTTGTTCTTTTCAAATATTGTATAGTACGGAGACCCCGCAGGCTCTATGTTCGCCTTAGCGTCTAATTTACCTTGTCTTTGATTAAATTCTCTTTCTCTCATTCCTCTCTCCCATAAAGCATTTAAATCCCCTGGGTCATAAGTGGTTTTAACTCCTGCCATAATTCCGTCAGTAAGCCATTTGTCTACTTGCTCAGGAGTGTTTAATCCTAATTTCTTAGCCTCAACATCTATCTGTCTGCCATTCTCTTTCCATATAGAAGCCTTAATTGCGCTTACGTGATTAGGGTCAGCGGTGCGAGTATATTCCCCTAAGTTTTTCCCCTTAGTAACCATAGAAGGATTAATCATTTGTCCCGACTTTAATAAGGTTTCGGGTAGGTTTATAAATTCCCTTGGTCTAGTGTAAACCACAGGCTGCTCTCCCTCTTGTTGTAAGCCTTCCAATCCTCTAGCATTTCCTGTTTTAAAATAATTCTGAAACTTTTGTCCTTCAGCTTTTAACGCCTCAGTGTCCCATTGATTAGGCGCCTTTATAGACTCCTGTAAGTCAGCTAAGTATTCTTTATGAGCCTTGTCCACCGCTAGTCCTCTAAGTAAGGCAGGATTAGATTTAAGCTCATTTTTCATAACCTTAATCTGTCCCATTTTGATCGGATTAGAAGCATAGTCAGGATTGTTTCTCATAAACTGTCCAATCTTATTAATTTGACTCGCCGCAAATTCCTTAACTCTCGGATTATCATACTCGTTCATGGCATTCTGAAACTCCATATCCTCAGCGAATAATTTCGCCTTAGATTCATTCATTGCTTGAGTACGCTTACGCATCTCGTCGTAACGAAATAAATCATTTACTTGTTGGTCGTAGTCGATTTTTACAGCTTGACCAAGTATAGAACCATATTCTTCAGCCATTATCCGAAAGAGTTTAAAAATCCATTTTCATTAGCTCTGTTGATAGCTAATTGTCGCATAGCCTCAGAGTATCTTTGTCCGCCTAATTTATTTTCTAAACCACTTGATAATAAAGCTGCGCCACTCTTCTGATTAGTATTCCACGCGCTCATAGTATCTTCAAATAATTGTCTATTCATGTCTGCTTTTTGAGCTGTTAAGGCATTTGCTTGAGCTTGCTTAGCTAGTTTAGCTTGTCTGTCAGCAATAGATGTTTTAAGTCCTCTGCCGAAAGATTCATTAATAGCACTTCTAGTCATAGCATAAGCATTTGCCGCGCTTCCACCAGATAGGTTTTTAGCTTGTTCAATCTCTCTATTTCTTAGTCCTACATTCTCGTTATTTAAAGCCGCCAATTCAGCAGCAGATAAACCATAAGTGGCTTCTGCATTAGCTCTGTTTAAATTGTCTTGAAATCCTTGGTCAATAGTTCCAATAGGTCTTTTACCACTCTCCGCTAAGAATCTTGTGGCTTTATTAATTTGGTTTTTAGAGAATTGTTTTCCTTTACTAGAATTAATTAAGCTAGATAAACCACTAGCTAATTCTAATCCTTGTTGTGTAGTTAGTCCTTTACGTTCATTTGGAACTGTTTTGATTTCGTTATTTACATAGCTAGGATCAACAGTTTCTTTTATCTTTAAATCAAGCACGTCTGGGTCAATTTCCCTTGTCGGCATCCTTAAATCCATAGTCTCCATTTTCTCTGGCTTAGTCTTAGGAACTTTACCACCCTTAGCCATTCCATTTGCCTCCTCTGCTTCCGGCGCCAATGCCTCCAATACCTCTTCCCCTAATTCATTTATAATTTTATTCTTTTGTTGTGGTGTAAACATAAATTCTCCATCACTTAACTTAACAGGCTCTCCACCCGCTTGATTTAAGTCAGCTTTTTTTTTAGCACTAGGCACTTTCAATACCTTCTTAGCAATTACTTCAGCTACATCAGCATTCTTAGCAGGAACAATAAAGCTTCCTCCTTTTACCATAGCTGTAATACTATCGCTAGTTGGACCACCTTTACCTTTGATTATTCCGCCCTTATTAAATGAGGCTGTAGGCATACTAAATCCTCCGCCACCACCAGTTCCGCCAATAAATCCACCTCTTTCTTTATCGGTGTATCTGTTGTCGTGAGCATAAGCCTTTGATACGCCAGCAGCTTCGTCAGTAGTCATCATATCGGGGTTAAGTCCGTATTCTCTTAAAGTTCTTTTATCGCTTCTAGTTAAGCTAGAATTAGGCGTAGATGAATATAATTCGCCACCCTCAGACATACATTTAAGTTTCCCTACTATTCCGCCTTTATTATAATTAGCTCCGTTTAAATAAGACTGCCTATCTTCATTTGATTTGTTTAAAGAATTGCTTCTGTTGTAGTCTGATAACTCTTGTTGTCTATTAATTTTATCCTGTTCCTCTATAGCCTTCTTTTGCTCCTCCTCATACTGCATTTGTTTGTAGGACTGTCCTTTGTCTCCAACGCTTGAACCAACCGCGTTTTGAGCAGACGAAATTATTCCTCCAGATCCAGGGGCGACCATGTTTGCTATCGTAGGGGCTAGATTAGATGTAATTCCTCCAACCGTATTTCCTATTCCCGCAAAAGCAGCTCCGCTAGAGTTTTTAGTATAATGCTTATCCATAACGTCGCCTAGTCCTAATGATGATAAGGGAATGTCGAGCATTGCCGTCCCGTAATTTCCAAAGAAGTCTCCTCCTTTGCTGTACCCCTTAATCTTACCTACTATTCCGCCTTTGTTAAATCCAATATCTCCTGTGCCTAAAGATTTTTGTGCGCCAGACTTAATTGCTCTGCCCGTTTCGATGGTTTCGTCTGTACTCAAAGGAGAATTAGATTGTGTTGGAACATTTAGTTTTTTAGCCCCCATATTCGCCCCCTCGTTTAATCCTTGAGTATTTAAAAAATTAGGAACAAACTTTCCTGTAGCGTCATAAGATTTTGATAAATCCACCTCTTGTTCTCCAACAAAATTCTTTACTGTTGGTTTTGAATATCCCGCATTTACGTCAGGATAATAATACGATTGATAATCTGTACTTTGACCAGGAATTAACTTTCTGTCTACCACCAATCCTCTTTGTAATGAAATGGGTGGCTTAACCTTTGGTTCTGGCGTAGTGTAAACTACATTAGGATTATAATATCCCTCTAACTCAATAAGCCCTTGTCTTGTTGCGTGTCCTCCTTCAACTAATTTTCCAGGAGAAACCCCTCTCTGTAATTCGCTAATTAAAAATTCACGATTACTTTTTTCATCTCTCCTTAATGGAGTTTTTGCTTGGATTGTATTTCCTGGAAGTTCATAGAATTCTGATCCGTCTGCGCCAGGCGCTTTAAATTTATATCCTTCTGATTTGTATTTATCTACCTCGCTTGCTTTTATTTTCTTTGGAGCTTTAGGTTCTGTTTTTGCCATAATGATAAATGTATGTGTATCGACAAATATAATAAAAAAAGCCACTATATGTAACATAGTGGCTTTAATATAATTAATAAGTTTTTAACTATTTGTCATACTTAGAAAAAAATTCCATAAAGTATTTTTTATTAGCTATGCTTTCACAGTAAACCAATCCTTTAACTTCAACCGCAAACATTTCTTTATGAAATAGATTTGACAAAGAATTCCCGACAATATTATATTTCGCAGAGTTGTCTATTTTGTTATGCTCTTGTAATACAAATTCATCTACAGAGAGGTCTTTATACCATATCTTAACTCCGCCGTCAGTCAGCTTTACGCCTTCTGACACATAACAATATAGGGCTATTGCATAAACGTTATTCCCTACACTGTCAGCGACGGCGCTTAAGTAAATCGTGTCTTTTGTGCTTAGCGGTCTAAACATTAATGGATAGCTTGGCACCTTGGTTATAACCGTACTGCTTGGTGACGCAGCTCCCCATCTAGCAATCTTCATTGTCTGCCCCTGAGTTATGTAGGCTAGTGAAAAGAATATTATCGCAAAGACAAACATCAGTATCTTGTTTCGTTTTTCCTCTTTCTTGTTAAACATAGGTTTTGAATTAATTGGTTTCATACTAGTTATACAAAGTTTAAGTTAAAAGGTTGCAAAATAATGAAACTATCTTTTTAGAGTGAATATACTCTTTACGAATTGAAGTATCTTAACGCTAGTAGTAACGGTAGTTGGGTTAGTAGTCCAATTCTTTTTAACTAGCTTAATCTTTAAATATGAGTTAGTTATGCGCCCCGTTGAACTCAGTGGTAAATTACTGCAAATCTTATCGTAAATATATCTGTACCAATTACTAGTAGAGGCTATATTCGCGTCTGTTGCCGTTTGGCTCTCCGCCGTAATAGTAACTGTAGTTGGAAGTACGTTGTTTCCGTGTTGCTCTATATTCATTACACTGAATGATTCTTGTGTTTTAGGATTAACTATAAACTCAATCTCATTATTAACCACCGCTCCAAATTCCTTATTGTAAACGTAATCCGGCGCTGTAGCTTGTCCTAATGTTGCAGGCATATTCCTTACCCAAATTTCATTAGTAGTATTAATAAGTGCCCACGCGCTTCCTCCGCCCGCAGGAGGGTCGGTAAATGCCGATACCGTTCCCGCTGTTGTACAAATATATTCCTTAAATAAATATGCCACTATGTCGCTAACTACAAATGCTGTGGCTCCCATTCCTGCTCCATAATATTTAGTTTTATTCTTAGCATTATTTGAAGTAACTACAATCTGATTATGATTATGAGATATTGCAGGAGTCCATTCGCTAAAATGAGAGAATAGTTTATCTGGATGGTAATATGCTATAGTAAAGTCTTTAGATAAAGCTTGTTCTACCGCCGCGTAATTTAAAAACTTAAATGTTAAGTAAGTCATTTTAAACTTCGGATCGTACACCCCTGTAATTCCTACTCCTGTTAAAGGTCTGTCAGATACTTCTGAGAATGTAGTGGAATTTAAAGGTGTTGTATTTGTTATGGTAGAGCCTAAGTTATCCACAATTATTTCATTGAAATAACCATTCATTCCTTCTACTTTACTTATCTCTGAAATTCCTGTTGATAGGTCTAATGCCACCACTGCTTTTCTGCGCATATCAAACCATACGTACCCAAACTCTGTTGAAGTCATTCCGTGTTGGTGTTGATTGCCAAAGTATGTGCTAATAGGGTCAAATCTATCTACTACTCCGCCTGTTCCAATAGTTGTTGGTGCGCCCGTTTGAGCTGCCAATAACTGTCTTTCTAATATTGGAGTGGTGCTTATTTGTGCGTTTTGAGCTACAATAGTTTGCCCGCGCTTAGTAACAAGGTTATTAATCTCTCCGTATTGTCCGTCAGCGTCTTTATAATCGTTAGTTAGAAATACTCTATAAGAGTCAATAGCTTCTCCTACAAATTTCTCTCCTGCAAATCTTACCCTTTGAGGAAATAAATTTCCATAAGTAAAATTAACGGGTAATGCAGGATAAGCAAATTGTATTCCTTCAGAAGCATAAGCTTGATTGCAATTAAAACTTTCAAGTCTAGTTGGATAAAACACTGCTGTACCACCATTGTCCACTCCGTTATTTGCTCCTGTTCTACCTCTTCTTAAATCATAATTTACATTAGTTTGACAGGGAAATTTTAATTCCCATCCGTATTCATTTGCTGTACCGTCGGGAATTACATTAACATAATCTATCAAAGAAGTAAAGCAATCTCCGCCCCAAATTTCAACGTTATTAAATGTGTAAACTCCTGCGGTTAATACATCTGCCTTTACTTGTGTTGTAATTGGCTGAAAATGTCCTGTTGAAATATATAAAGTATTTGCTTTTGCTGTATCAGAAGTTCCTCCGTATTGATTAGCATTAGCTACAGTAACATCAATTAAAAGTTTATCTCTACTTGCCGTTCCGCTATACACTACGCTAGCAGAATCTAAAACCGAAGTAGTTGTTTCTATAATTGTGCTTCTACCTCCAACGGAAGTTAGGTTACTAAAATTTGTTGACCCTCCGCAAGTGTTTTCTGAAATATTTCCTGTCGCCGCTTGAAATTGCGGATTGTTTCCAAATGTATAATTACCGCTTCCAAAGTTAGCGGTAGAAACCCCTTCGCTTGCTGTTACCATAGCAGAAATAGGGTTTTGCCTAGAAACGGCATCGCTAGTCTGAGTAAAATATCTTGTCTCTGCGTTTGTTGCAGATTTTGTTTTCATATATTGCCCAACTCCGTATGCTGTTGGAGAATACAAAACATTTCCTTCTAAAAACGTTTCTCCTGCAGCATATTCGGGCATTGGAAATCCACATAAAGCGTCAGGACAAATAAAATTATAATATCTATCTAAAGACGTAATCCAATTAGAATCTCCTTGAGTTGGTCCTGCCCAAGGTTTTGCTACTGTACCAGAGTAACTTAGTTGCATTAAAAGACCCTCTGTAATAATTCTCTTATCCCTATCAGCCCTCATAATACTAAAGCCGCTCATTTGGTCTATCTCCGCTTGAGTGAAGGTTATTCCATTTATGTTTAATCCTCTAGTTTCTAAGAAGTAAAAGTCGTATGCTGCAGTTGTTGTGCGAGTCATTAAAGGAGTTGTCGCCAAAGTAGAAAACGTAAAGTCTCCTAGCCATCTTGCATACATTGGATTGCCCTTTAAATCAAATGGCACTAAAGCAAATCTATATTTTTCATTCGCCCAATATCCTCTTTGATGATGTGACCTAGCAGGACTTTTGTAACTTAGAAATCCGTCAATGTTAGCTATAACTTCTCTTATAGGAACAGCGGCAGTAGTGTTGTATCTATTTCTTACAAAAGCCCCTCTCACTTGAGACGCTCCAGGAATTGTAACTCCCGTCGCTCCCGATACTCCAAAGAAAACTTCATTAATGGTATAAACTACTGCGTTGTAAGTAACGTTTCCGCCCGCAATACTCGTAACTACATACCATAGTCCTGCGTAAATAATTGTAGGATTAACGTAAATGCTTATGTCGTTATACTGAATAGTGTTCGGGCAAGTGATTATTCCTCCTGGAACATCTAGCGCTTCGTGTACAGGAAATCTACTGCTTATCTCAGATAGTGTAAATGAAGTGTCTGCCCACTGAAATTCTTCTCTCTCCTCAATATTTCCAATAAGCATATAACCTTTATTAGTGGTCATTGTCTTACATTTAAAAATACTTGCCGGAAATAATGTAATGTCAGATAAAGTTAATGTGCCTAAATTTACATTTCCTGTATGTGTAATTACCATATCCGCCCCTGTAATTGCAGTGTCTTCTATAATACTTATTAATCTAGGGGTGTCATTTAATTGGTCAAATTCCGCACAAGCAACTTGTATTCTAGGAAAATTAATGTCAATATTTGAAATGTCAATCTTAACTGACTTTCCGCTATTTACTGTAGTAGTTGCGGTTCCGTCACCAACCGCATCAAAATAAACGTTCGCAGGGCTAGCTATTGGGTCATTTGTGTCTCCTACGTGAATAGGATAACATCCGTAACTCCAACTAGTATTTACTCCTGTTGTAGGGTCAGATAGTCTATAGAAGTACATCTTGGCGCCGCAATAAACATTACCCGTTCCGTATTCTTTATACTTAATGGTTCCCATACTTCTTGATGGAGTAAAGGCTAAAAGCTGATAAGGATAATAGGCTATCACTTTGGCGTTAACGGGCAATACAACGTCTGTATATGCTGCGGCTCCCGTGCTTGTAAAAATATTTCCAGTCGCCAATCCTGGGCCATAAAAAACCGTAGACGCTACAGGATATTCTACAATTCCCTCTAAAACCATATATTGTTCGCCTGAGGCCCCTATGCTTCCTGTTGCAATGTATGTAGTAAAAATAGGGTCGGCAATATTAAATACTCTAGGCTCGTTTAAATGGTCTGTCCAATAAACTCTTCTAATTCCTTCAGTCTCCTCAGAAGCAAATCCTTCAATTTGTCTTTGAATAGTGAATAATAAACTAACGTGGTGGTATAATGGTACATAACCCGAATATGTATTTACAGGCGAACTTGCTGTCGGCTGAATACCCTCTCCATAAGTAGAATATTGAATTTTACCTATCTCTCCATACGCTCCCGTTGCGCTAGTGTTGTTTGTAGAAAATACTATTAACGTGTCGGGAAATGAAATAAATCCGATTGGTCTTGGAGGGTCTTGATAAACTATCCCTGACATGGGGTCATAAGTAGAATAAGGTATGTTTATATAAAACACCCTTGTTGTTCCCATACAATCCTTAATAGTGTAGTTGTTTCCGTCAGTAGAAACTAGCTGACAATTAATACAATTTCTGTATGTGCCATCGGGCTGAAAAAGAACGTTAAAGTCCTTATTCATTCCCTTCTCAAATGTATTTATGTGTTGTCCTTGTGGCATTAAATTCCGTTAAAACCTAATGTTGTTGTCATACCATACGCCATTCCCACGCCACTCACAGGATTTGCGTACATCCCCACCATTTTAGCTCTTTGTGAGTTTGTTAGTTCTGCGTCTTGCGCCCTTGCGTGTCTACATTCTCTATTCCACTCTTCTCTAGCCATATTCATTTTACCATACTCCATACTGTTAATTCCGTTCTTTCTGTAAAGATAATTCCAAATTATGTACCACTTTATTGCCTGTACATGATTTTCTCCTATCTCCATAAAGCCATCACAATCTACTGCATAAGCTAAGTATTGAACTGTAATAGAATAGCCGTCTAAGTTTTGCTCAAATATTAATTTGTTATTCTGAATAGAAAAGTTTATGCTCCCTATTAATCCACCGCCTTCACTTGCGCTTCCAATATCCACAACTAAAAAACTGTTATCTACAGTCCCTACAGTTGACGGCAAATTTAAAACTCCACTGCCATTCACAATTGCCCTTAAATCGTCGCAATCACATCCTAAGTCCCCAAGTATAGCTATGTCTACATAAACAGCATCGTTAGGCAAACAGGCCGTACAATTAGTAATAGTAATGACTTCTCTCTTTAATGTATATTGATAAAAAGAACCTATTTCCTTCTCAGCTAAAGTAGCAAGTCGTGTAAAGAAAGGTATATTCTTATCATGGTCTACACTAAGTAAGTCCATAGCGTCTACTATAGGATTCTTAATTGATATTAGTTTGTTTACACTCATTTTTCAATTCTGTAATATTGTCCTGTATTCTTAAGTCTTTCCACCACTCTTTTTTTAAACTTAGGGTGTGCTTCAAATACTATTTGTCCTTTACACTGTTTATCAATAACTCTTAGTTTATAAATATATCCTAATCTACTCCACTTCTCTGCCGGCTTTAATCCGTATTTCCCTACTTGCCACCCCTTCTCCAACAATTTTAATAATCTAGGACTATATTTTTTACCAACTAATTCAATACTAAAATTACTATCTATCTCCGCTATTCCTCTGTAAAGCACTTGTTTTATTATCGCGTACTCTACATATTCTTTCCAAACTTTATCTATAGTTGATAGACTAATAGTTTTTTTATGCCTTTTCCTCACTAACTTTTTTGCTCGTCGGCGAAGTGTTGGCATATCAAATTTACGTTGGGCTTTTGACCGCGTCGTCTTTGCTATCATTTCTTACATCAACTAACATTTTCATTTCTATTCCAAATTCTTTTGTCAATATTTCAAGTTCAATTTGACGTATCATATCAGCACTTGCAGGATAGGCGTCAGTATCTCTATAAGCTCTTGCTTGTGAGTTTAAATATACTATTCCACTTCCTGTAAAGGTTGTGGTTGCGCCGCCCGTAAAAGTGGTATTTTTAAGCACTACGGTACCGTTATAAATTATACTTGCGTACTTAACTAGGTACACTGTTCCACTTACAATACTTCCGCTTGCAATAGGAGTAGACTCAATCAATTTACCATCCTCTGGATTTTCCCAAAAGCCCAACACTCTTAATTTCTCTTTATAAACACTTGTGTAATACGACCCGTTAATTCTAGCGTAATATCCAAACAAAGAATTTGTATGCTCAGAAGGCGTATATGCCCAAGCAAACATTCTTTTAAAGTAATATTGTGTTGTGCCGCAAGCCGAAACCATAGAAAATATTCCTAAGTCTAAGCTTCCGTCTTTTGATACAAATGAAATTGTTGGTGGTAAAAATGCTTTGCCAATATCACAATTACAATAAGTAATTGATGGGTCATCGGCTCTGTTTACCTTATGAAATGTTATGAGTCCACCATCCCCTAGCCAAGTTGGGTCGAGAATATTGGTTTTGAGATATTGTTCAATTTTTAACTGAGCTGCGACTTGGTTGATTTTATAGTACAAAAAATCGGGATCTATTCTGCTCTCATCGCTTAAGGAAAACCTAGTAGCTATGTTTCTAATACTATCTATGATGTTTTTTGCGGTCATTATTTGGGTAAATATAATAAAAAACTCCTATATTTCTATAAGAGTTTTTCACTAAAGTATGAATACAAAGGAAAAGAACGTTTACAAAGATACTTATTTAATCAACACTACAATTATTAACGCTAGAGAAACTCCCATAAACGTCAATGCTGTTTGCTGCCAACGCTTAGTTTTCTTTACCTGTTTGCCATAATCAATGGACAGCTTGGCGAAGTCTTTATTGCGGATGTCTATTACTATATCCTTGTTGATAATTATATCGTTAAAGTTGCCAAGCTGAATATCCATATTGTCTATAATTTCAGAATATAATCTAACTTGATTCCAACAAAGGGTAGTGTCTTCTCTTAACCCGTTTCTTTCAACAAGCGATTGTGCATAAAAATCAAATTGTCTGTTGGTTAAACAAACTTCATTTGAGTCCTGCTGCGCGTAAAGTGGAATCGTTCCACCTATTACGAGAAGTATAAGTAAACACTTTAATTTTTCCAACATCTGATTTTACTTTTTTATTGTTATTAGACCTCTTTACATTTAAAGAATCAATTACTGTTAATAACTTTATGTTTTCAATTTTCAACAATCGGTTGTTAGTAAATAAACTGTCTATTCTTTTATCCTGTTTACTAGTATCTGTCTTGGTGGTTATTATAATAGCCTTCTTAGAGTTTCTGCCCAATATAAACGTAACCACAATTATTAATACTATTAATATTGCAACGACTACTTTCTTTGGGTCTATACTAGGCATTTGTATTGCTATTGACATATTGTAAATATAATAATTATTTTAGGTAACTGCGCCTTTTATTATAGTAAATCTTAATGGTGTTGCTGATGTGATTGAAGCCGCTGTACTATTAGCAATACTTATGGTTGCTGACCCTGCGCCGCACACGCAAGAAAAAACCCATGCACCTCCGTTTGTTGCTGAAATATGTTGAACCAAAAGAAAATCGGCCGCAGCTATAAATGAATTTGTAAGTGTAAATGTTACTATTGCATTTGCAGCTTGAGCTGCTGAAAACATAGTTATATTTCCGCAAAGTTTATTTAAAACAACTGTGGTTGTTCTGCTTGTTGCCTGCGTAACTGCTCCTCCTGCCCCCGCAGAATATCCGTTGCCGCCGCCGCTTGATGTGATAGCTCCTGTTACAATCAAAGATGTTCCTGTTGCGGCTCCAATGTTAGGCGTAACGAAAGTTTGTGAAGTTATGTTAGCCTTTAAATTTAAAGCTGTTTGCTGCGCTGTGCTTACAGGTTTCCCTGCGTCTGTTGTATTGTCAGCGTTAGCTAATCCAACTTGAGTTTTAGTTAATCCCGTTAAAGATGACCCGTTTCCGTTAGCATCTAACTTACTTGCCGACAATCCGCTATATTGAGAGTTAGTTGCGTTATCTCCTGTGTTAGTTCCGCTATTTGTTCCTGTTATATCTGAAGTAAATGCTAATGTGCCATCGGCATCTTTTAAAGTATAAGTTCTATTTGCGGTAATTGTATTTGTAAAGAATGCGGTAAAAGTATTTGCCACATTTCTTAACCCAAACATACTAGCTAAGAAAGTTTTTAATCCCGAAACCGTTTGCGTACTTGCCAATACCATATCGCCGCCGCCCGCTATAGCACTCCACGTTCCATCATCCTTTAGGTAGTTCCCTGCATTAGTTCCTTTTGGAACAAATCCGTGTTTGGCTGTAGTAAAATTATTTGTCGTAATGTCTGTGGTTGTAATGGTTGCGTCCGATATTGTTTGATCGCCCGTGTTCGTATTACTAGTGTTTCCTAAAACAGTTAGTTGCGCATCTGTTACAAACCTCTTATTAGTCGAGTCGGTTTGATTTGCCGTTGTTGCTAATCCAATATTTGTTCTAGCTGTTGAAGCATTATTTAAATCAGATAAGTTATTAAGAATAGCTAATTTAGTTGCGTCTGCTCCACTCACCACCAAATCTCCCGTGCCTAATAAAGTAGACCCATTAACTGTTTTAATGTTAGTGGACGAAACTAATGTAGCTTGTTTTGCGTTTAACGCCGTTTGTGTAGCCGAGCTAACGGGCTTATTTGCGTCAGAAGTATTGTCTACGTTCTCTAGTCCTAAAGATATTTTGCTCGCAGGATTGTTTATCATGTCTCATAAATTGATAGTAGCGCTGTAGAAGACGCTGTTATTGCAGTAACCGCATCTCTAGTAAATATCCATCTGTCCATTTCCCACACCCCTCCAGGATATAATGTATATCCCATATTCGCTATAGCTGCTCCGCCAACATTTAGAAATACATTTACCGTTCCTATATTAGTAATAACTAACTGCTGCCTTGTCTCATTTGCCGCCGACGCCGTTCCGCTTGTTGTTGTTGCCGTATAATTACTTACCGCCATTATCTTTTAATTAATAATTCATTCTTAACTAACCAAATATCATAGTCCACAACAACGTCGTAACTTGCTGCCGATGTAATACATTTGTAAAATATCGTACACATTGAAGGAAAAGATATTGGCGCACCAAATGTCTTTTGTTGATAATTACCCCCACTATCACTCAAAAACAAATAATCAATAACAACTCTAAATACCTCTCCCACATTTTTTCTTACTAAAGCCAATGCTATAGAGTTGTTTACTCCCGTATTCTGAGCAGTAACTTGTGGTAAATTAAAAAATGCGGTATAGCCTCTAGGGACAATAAATACACTAGATTGAGTTTGATTTATGCCTATAACAATAGTTCCTAGAGTAGGGGTACTTGCCGCAGTGCTTATTATTGTGATTGTTCCTACCGCTCCCGCTTCTGTTCCGCCTGTTCCTGGTTTTAATCCATAAGCCCTATGGATGCACCAATATTTATTTTTAGTTAAAACGTTTGTAGTCCCATCTAAAGTTATTGTTTCGCTAACTAAATCATACAAATCATTTATTCCAACAACAAACATTGTTCCTAGCCCTGTTCCTGCGGGATTGTCCTGAACGCTTGTAGATACTATATTACAAACCTCTGCAGAAGCGGGTGTTGAATAAGCTGTTGAGTTTTGCCAAATACAATCTCCCGTTGCTGTTGCTGGATTTCTACCGAATTTATTTATAAAAGATACACCGTCTATCAATCCCATTTGAACGGCAATTCCGAAGTCGGATGTTACCGTAGGATTTTTAAGGAAGTCTAATATTTCCCTTTGGGTTTGCTCTTGAGCTATCTTTTTCATTTCTATACATCCACTTCAGCCCAGACAAATTCTCCAAAAAATCCACTTGCTCCTGATGCTGTTGATGTTTGAAATGATACAGCACTCCCTGGCTGTATGATTATGCTTCCGTCAAACCATCTTCCTAATGGTTGCACTTGAGGAACGGTTGTAATTGCTCCCGTCACGCCTACCCCTAAGATTGGTCCTGCGATTGGCGCTGCGGGCAGTGTTGCTGCTAATAATGCCTGTATTGTTGGGGCTGTACTTCCCATTAATGTATTACGAACCGCCGTAGATAATGTTCCTGTAACCGCTGCTGCCGTAAGGTTAGTGTTTAGTCCTAACCATATAACTGATGCCGCTGCAAATGCCACTGAATTTACGCATCCTGCATAGATTAAAACTCCATTCTTGCCACTTCCGAATGGATTGTATAATGTAAGTGCCGGGGTTGTTGCCGATAATCCCGCTTGAGTTGTTATTCCTGTTTGATTTGAAACAGAAAACATACTCTTGTTTACCGTTAAACTTTGGTATTCTGCTCCGTGTAGGTCTACGAGTAAGTGTCCGTCAGAATTTACCTCAATGTCTTTTTGTGTTCCGTCTATAAAGCCCTGTATATCCATAATTAAATTTTATAATAAAGTTTCATTTCGTTTAATAATTCCTTGTTTTCAATTTCTATGCCTTGTTCCACCAATTCAAATATAAGTTTTCCTAACAACATATTCAACCTCAGTATGTCTTTTGTATTAATAGATATTAACCTAGCCAACGCCGCTATATCTGCGCTTAACGATTCTATTGTGGCGTCCTCTGTAGAGTCCCTGTCAATTATCGCATCTAATACCCTTAGTATATCAGAAATCCTAGCGTCTTGTGCAAATGCAGAAGTGTAAATTTCTTTTAACTCTGTAACTCCAATTACGGTTTCCGTTGTTGCGTCGTGAGATGTTCCGTCGTGAGCCATTATGGTTTAACGATATGAATAGTTGTTAGTCCTGTATTTCTACAATCTGCGTGCGTCCACCCTTGAGTAATAGTCTTATCCTCTAAAGTAGTTAATCCCGCGTCCATAAATACTTTTTGATTCTTAGTTATTAAGTCGTGTATAGTATCAGAGTTCACTACTAGCGTTTTGCCACCCTTAAAGTGTAACACCACATTAAAGTCAATAGCGTTTGTACTGCCGCCGATATGCTGACTTAATTTTGCAGTCTTAATTCCCTTAGCTATTTGAGAGTTAATATAATCAACAGTTCTTAATCCACGATTATTAAAGTTGCCGCCGGTATGCCAATTATTAATTAGAATTTCTACAAACTCAACGTTACTATCCAATTCTTTAAAATGAGTAGTGAACCAAGAGTCAATAAATGAATAAAGCTTAATAATGTTATCAGATACAAATTGATTGCTCGCCGCCCCGTAAACAGAGTAAACTTCCTTTGATACAAATTTTCTAACGTCTGTGCTCATATTGAAAAGTGTTTTACTAACCATGCCACAAATCCACCTACTGTAGCGCTTACCCCTGCTGTTAAAATAGTTCTTTTACCTAAAGACGTATTTCTATCTGCTTCCAAAATAAATAATTGGTCTTCGTGTCCATCTAATTTCTTAGCGTGGTTTTCTTGATGTACCAAATACCTAGCCAACTCAACTTTTAATTCGGTTACGCTGTCGTAAATTTTATTTATTTTATCTTCAGTTGTCATTACGCCGCAGGTTGTTCGATTGGTTTATCTTCTACTTTTATTGAAGGAGTTCCTTTTATTTTAGATAGTCCATTTGAAATATCCCCAAAAGAATAAATTCCAACCAAAATACCTCCATAAATTAACCAAAATCCTACTAAATATAATCCTGCGCTCATAGTGAAGTTTTCTTTTGCAATCATATCGTGGCTCATTTTAGCTCCCTCAAATGTCGCAAAACAAAATCCTAATTTCTTTAAGGAATATCCGCTTTCATCCATTGTTAAGGCTTGAAATAATCTTGCTATAACGGCAGGAAAGAATAATAATTTTAATATTCCTTTGTATAAGTTTGATAAAAAGTTAATCATAATTTTAGTTTTAATTTGTTCCTAAATTTTCGTAAGTTCCAATACTCATTACTACTATCGCAAATCCTACACAAGTTCCCCAAAGTGTAGCTAACATATCCTCCCAATTAAATGTACCTTTTTTCATCCACTTATCCCAAATAAATTCTTTAGCTAATCCTGCAAGGTTTCCAATTACAAAACCGAATGTTGGGAATACTAAAAAATTTGAGTCAATAAACTTGTACAATAGTAATCCGCTTATTACGGTAATTAATATTCCTGCCCAAATATGGAGTGTTTTATCTCCGAATTTATCTGATAGTTTTTTTAGCATATTGTTTTATTTAAGTGAAGGATAAAAGGATTATGAGTAGGGTTAAACGCATTAGGTTCTACGTTTAAACCATAAAGTTAAACCCATAAATAATAGCGTTGGATTAGTTGCAAAGTTTGCGCATACTAATTTAATATTTTCTGTATCACTAGCAGAGAAATCTTGGCTTAATCCTGTCGCACTAAAAGTGTTTGTACCTGAACCACTTGAAAACGTTATCACACTACTAAGAGTATAATTTGTAGTTCCATTAATTGATAAAGTCGATGTTTCACCCGTAGATGCCGCACCATTTATATACGTATTCCATTCCCAACTAACTAATGTGCAATTTGAAGGAATTCTTACTTTTCCAAAATCAACCGTTAATTGTGGAATTTGGGTATTACCTATGTAATAAGTTGCATTATCAGCTAATGTAGAAGCGCTATTGCAATTAAATGTCATGGGAAACACCGCATCACTAAGCACCGCCACCGTTCCCGTATTGCCTCCTGTTAAGCCTGCCCCTCCTAAAGATAATGAACTAGATATGCTTGCATTTCCTGTTATACTTAATGTTTCAGTAGGTGCTACTACTGAACCTACTCTTAAGGGTCTTAAAATATGCCCCGTTGTATTATTTAAATTACTTAAAACGGTGCTTGAATTAAATCTAAAATTAAATTCCCCCGCCGTATTAAAATCAAAAGTTTCGTTTGTGTTGTGATGTTTAATACTATAATTTGTTGAACTTGGCGTTACATTATCCAACCATATTGCTGGGTTACCTGCCAAAGCCTCCCCAATATCAATAGTGCTTGTGCCTTTAACCATTCTAAAAGAACTTAACGAACTTGTTGGTAAAGCACCAATCCCAACACTGTTACTAAACAAAGCATTACCAACTAGTGAGCTAGTCCCCGTAACCGAAAGAGTACCCTTTGCTATCACATCGCTTCCTGTTATTGCCCCTGCGCTTAATGTCTGAACGCCTAAATTTAAGCTATAGGTTGCAGGATTTTCAAGTTGCTTAATCTTAATCTTTGTTGTCTGTCCTAATCCAACTAGACTAGAGCAAATTAATAATATTGATAATAGTTTTTTCATGTTTCTTAGTTTTTAATATTTATACACTGCAGTTATATAGTCTGCCGCCGGAGTAAAACTCACAAACGTCACTACATTTGTAGCCACCGTATAATCAGTGGTTTTTGTTAATCTCTGTCCATTTAAATAAACCCCAAACACGAATGTAGGAGTTTGAGTTAATGTCATTGTAGCCCCCGTAACAGTTTGAGCGTCTTCGTCAAATTGAGCAGAAGAAGTAACTAAATTAGTAATAGCCACCTTTAGTCTGTCAATAGCGTGAATTAACCACGTAATTTTTTCTGCTTCCATAATTATCCTCCTGCAGCTTTAGTACAAGCGTCAATAGCGTGTATGATTTGCATTAATTGTTCTGCTGACATAATTTAAATATTTTAAAAAGAGGGTAGTTTTTAAGCCACCCTCTAAATTGTTAGTTGTTAGTTGCTGAATAAAGTGGCTTGTGTTCCGCTTGCTCCAACAGTGAACCCTGTTACGAGCCATTGTGTTGCTGAAATACACTCTACCGTAATAACGCCGCCAGGCAAACCACCAGTGGTAGTTCCGTTCATTGTCATTGTTTTGTTAGCTGTTGACGTTCCAAAGAAGGTGTCATTTGTAGCATTAACAACGCTAAGTGTAGAATAAACTCCACCCAAAAAAACATCGGTACCCGTTGTGTTTATAATCTGTGCGGTAGCTATTGTGGTTGTAACAAACCTGTATTTCAATCCAACGTTTGTTGCTGAACACGCAGGAAGTGTAACTGTAATTGCAGCGGCAGCAAAAGTATAAGTGCTTCCGCTAGTTAGCGCAGTAATGGCAGGAGTCGTTGCAGAAGTTAATGTGGCCCCCGAAACTATCAATATAGGTGTTTTAATTCCTGTTCCCGCTCCATCCGTTCTTTCGGTAATAACATTTGAAGTTACTCCGTTAGCGTTAGAGAAAATCTCCGTTCCTGTGTGGGTGTTAGCTCCTGTAAAGGCGTTATTATTATCTAATATGTCAGTGGTTATTCCCGCTTGAATTGCAGCGTCCATCTGAGCTTTGTTAGTGGCTTCGTCGCCATAAACAGCAGTTGCCACCTTAACTCTCTTTAACACACTTCCCATTGGAGTAAGCGTATTATTTTTATTTCTAAAATTCATTTTTATAGTTTTTTTTATAAAAAAAGGGCGACGACTTTTGCCAACCGCCCTTTTTTAAAGTTATTAATTAATTAAGAAATCAAGTTATCATTTGCCACTGCAAAGAACTCGCTGATTACTACTCCTGCGTTAGCGCTATTAATATTAACGTGTTGGAAGAATGGAATCATCTCGTCTGTTGCGTCAAATATTAACGCCGTAGTTCCTGCAGAATAAACGGGATAAGACGTTCCGTTTACCTTACAAGTTACTGTTCCGTCAAGAGCTACTTTAACAATAAATAAAGCTGAAACTGCATTTACTAAAACGTCAGAAGAAACTGTATTAACTGTAGCAGCATTGTTTAAAATACCTGCAGTTGCAATAGCTCCTAATGCTCCAGAAACTCTAGTTCCGATTGAAGCTAAATCAGTATAATCATTGTAGTCAGCAGTATAGGCCGCTTTCTTACGGAAGCCTAACTGAAAGTGACTATTTAAGATGTCTGCCATAACCACTCTACCAACAACCATAAATGCTGTTTTACCAACAATAAATGATTGGTCGCATAAAGTTTGCTGACAAGCTGAATAATGCGCTCCTTCTGTAGCTGAATCGTCTTGGTCAATATTTAAACCTGTAGTGTCTAATAATGGAGCAAAAATTGTTTGCGTTCCAATGTTAGTGTGATTTAATGCACCGTAAGGACTTACAAAAAAGTCTAGTACATTAGCCGTTCCCGCAAGAGTTCCTACATAAGGAGTGATTCCTGTGTTAGCTTGCATAATGTATGGCTTATCAAACCACTCTTGAACGCAATTTGGATCTTCAGCAAATGTAGACACCATTAGTTTGTGCATAACTCTTTCAAATGCTTTAGATAAAGCTAAGTTAGTAGTTGCACTTCCTAATCCATTGTCATAGAATACTCTTTGAATACTCTCTACATAAGCAAACTGTCCTGTTGCTTGGATAGCGTCCACAGATTTCATAGACTCAATAATGAAGCAATCATAATTCTGACCACTTGTTGCACCTACTGGAGGATTAGCAAATGTTACAGGAGCATCGTCAATGATACCCGAAATTAAGTTACCGTAAACAAAGTCTACTACTGGTTTTTCTGCCAATAAATTAGCGCCTAAACCGAATGAATAAACTGCTGCAGTCGTAATAGATACTACTGAAGTGGCAAATCCTGTTCCGTCTCCGTTTGTTACTGCAAATACTGTGCTAGCACCACGTACATTACTCATATTCTGAGCAAATACAGGGTAGTAACCAGCGTCATCTGTAACAGTGAATCCTGTTCCTGTTCCTAACGTTGCTGCAACTGAATGATTGTTAGCGTCAGCATTGATTAATGCAATGATTTTAACGTTAATGTACTCGCGTTGTAAAGCCGCCGTTGCACCTTCTAATACTAGAGATGCTGTAGTGGTATAACTGTATGTCTTTTCAGACTCAGTATAACCTGCTTGTACGCGTAATGGATCATACACCGCTACAGTGTACTTAGTGCTTCCTGCTGGAGCTACTGTTGTAGAGATTGTAGCTACTTGAGATACCTCTGCTCTCGATTTTACCTGTCTGATTGAGGTTATGTCTTTTCTTGACACCACATTCAATCCAGCGATGGATACGTCTCCACCACTGTACTGAACATCTGTCGCTGCCGACGCCTTTATCAGTACGGATTTTCTTTTTGGGTTACTTGCCATGATTTTTTATTTTTTTAAGATTATTATGTTGTAAATATACCCTAAATCTTTATTTAGAATCATTATTGATAACAAAACTTATTAACAGTTAGCTTTTCTCAGCGCCTACGGCTTGTGCTTGTGGAATATTTCCCGAATTAGTCAATAGAATTTTTGAAGCTCGCAAACAAATTTCTTCGTGAGTCTTAGCCGGTAAGTCTATTGGATTTGTGAGCGATTGTAAGATTACCTGTCCACTAGTGAGTGTTGCTCCTGTACCTGTAATAGTTGCTCCTATTGCATAAGTAACTGCGTTATAAACACTAATCTCTGTTGCTAAATAAGCTAGAGTGTTAGTTAATGTGCCTGCTGCAGCAATTAAATTAGCTTCTGTGCCTATAGAAAATGCTGTTGCTAGTCTAATAAAATCTAATGTTGCAGAAGTGAACGTGCCGCCAACTCCTCTATAAATAGTTAAACTACTTGTAGACTCATTAAAATATGGCTTCTCGTTTGTTGGATGTTTAAAACTATCTGACAACAATGGCCCTAGCTCATTAAAATTAGTAGGTCTTGCGTATTCAGTAAATCCGTCAATCAAACAATTTAATGACAAGAATGTGTAATATGTTGCCGGTTGTGCTATCGAACTTGGCGTTGTAGAATAATATCTATTTGTTATTACTGTTCCGTTAGTGGGAGTAATAGTTGATGTTGAAATAAGTGTTTGTAAATTCTCTCTTATTAACTGAGTGAACTGTAGGTTTTGTGGGTCTCTATGTAATGGGTCGCCAACTTGTTCGTCAATAAAATAATAAATAGCATCGTTTACCGCCATTGTAATTTCGGCAAAAGAAAATCTTGCGTTACGAGTAACGTCATTATAGAAGTTTATTTGGTTTAATGTCTGGACTGAATTCATGCGATAAATATAAATAAAAAAGGCGGGTTTTAATCCGCCTCTTACTATTAGTTTTTAGTTAATGCCTTTTTTTCAGCAATTTTCTGCTTTAGTTTGTCTTTGGAGCGTATATTATGCGCGCCTTTAATATCTAATTGCTTAGCCTCTTTTAGAAGTTCTGCAAACTCGCTATCAATAGAAGTTAAGTCTTTATCTGACTGTAATTCTAAGGCTTTCTCATTAGCATCATACAAGGCTTTTTCTTTCGCCGCCAATTCTTTTTCAAGTTTAGCAATTCTAGCATTAGCCTCATCTGCTTCCAATGGAGCTTTTACAACACCCATAGATTTATCCCCTACCTCTTCTCCTCTTCTCGACAACGCGTCAATAGAAGTCATAGTTGTTGGGTGGTCTTTAAGATATTTTAATACCTCCGACTCGCTAAATCCTAAACAAATACCATTGTAAGTTATGCCTGTGTCAAATGCTTCATTCACAACTCCCATAGATTTAGCCTTGTTTAATACGGTTAATTCCACTCTTGTGTCTGAATTATGGACTGCCATAAATTCTTCTGATTTTGCTTCGGCGTATTTAATTACTTCTACGTGAAGTGCTGTTGGTGACAATAACTTAGTGTCAAATCCAAAGTTTCTAGCATAGTCTTCTAATTCCGTTCCAACTAAATCTTCAGCTATTTCTGTAGCTTTTTTCTTAGTTCTGCGGTTTAATAAGAATGTCTCAGCCGCTTTTTCTTTGTCTATAGCTTTATAAGCACACTTTGTATTACCACTAAAATTTGGTGAATCAATATAATATGGCCCGCGCTTAAAACACGCCCACATCATTGCTTGGTCGCGAATAGATAAATCTAATATTTCTCCATCCTCAATAATTATTTTCTTCCAAAGAATTTGCTTAGTCTTTTGGTCAATCCCTACAGGAATACCAACTAATACATCTAATTTCTTGTCTCTAATAACTTTAAAACTATTATTACTAGAATGTCTTAATCCCGTTTTGTCTTTCGCCCACGCAACTCGCATTGGCTCCAACTCTACTAATCCGAAATCTGGACAGTATTTTGGATTATCTAAATTTAAAATTCTGTGTTCGATACCATTACCGTCTTTCAGAACTTTATAATCTTCGCCCTCAATGGCTTCTACGTTCCCTTCAGAGCCTCTCGCTCCGGAATTTTCTCTCGTAGAGGAATTTTTAAATAAGTTTAAACTCATTTTTTTTGTTTGTTTTGTTATTAAAAAGGGAGCAAGTGTTTCTCGCCCCCTCGCTATTGATTAAAAATTAAACTGGATAAATAACTCCGCAAGTTTGTGTGTTAAACACTACTAACATATCCTGCTTCAAAATCGCAAATTTCATTGCGTCTTCTTCAGTCAATGTCATTTCGCTAGCACCAGTCAAACCGTTAAGTTTAGCTTGTACCATTGCGCGATTAACTCCATTTGCAGCTTTGTGGAAAATCTCCATGTTCTTACTGTTACCGTTATTGATTGTCATAACAAATACAGTAGAAGACATTTTAATTCCGCTATTGTCAGCCATACGCTCAGTAAAGATTTGATCGTCGTCAAACAATGGGTGCTTACAGATAATTCCTTTGTTACCATTAATGTTAATAGCAGCAAAATTATATCCTACGTTTACCGCAGCTCCACCAGGTTTACCGTCTTGAGTAATGTTATCCATAAATTGGATATTTTGATTACCTGCCAAGTTAACCGCTTCTGTTTGGAAGTTAGCATAACCGTCTGTTCCTGTAATATAAATAAATTCAAATCCTGAGATTTTATCACCTTTTTTCTCTAAGGTCTTATTCATATCGCTGTAATCAGAAAGAGTAGGTTGTCCGTTAACTCCACTTGCAGTTAATACGTTTCCGCCTGCTACTTGCTCTTCCCATCCGTCTCCGGCTGTGATAGGCAATCCTGTTTCAGGGTCAGTTAAACGAGATACTGCGCGAAGTGTTCCGTCAGCATTTTTCATACTAGATACACCAAATAATTTTTGACGCTCGTTCTCAACGCTAAATTTGGCTTGTTGTTGGTGTAATTCTTCGTACATCCAACCGTTAGCTTCTTTACCCGATACTGAAGTGTACTTGTACCAAAGCTTAGTGCTTGACGCGTCTCCTGTAATACCAACCGTACTTCTTTGAGTAGTCATGTGGTTGATAAACATATCAGGGAATTTAGAATCACCATATCCTTTTAAAGATTTCTCTCCAAAAGATGAGTAAACTCCAAAACAAGTTTTAGTTCCGCTTTGTCCTGCAACGTGAGTAGCCCAAACAAATAAGTCTCCACTTGGAGATTGGAAGTCATAAATAAATCCGCTTGCAGAATTTCCGCGTGGCTGACTTACTACTTGTGCGATAAAGCGTCCACCGTTAAACATACATACCATACCTTTGTTAAGGTGACGGTCTGCCATACGTAAAATAAATGACCCGTCTGCTAATGTAGCTCCAATTTGAGCTGTAATAACTGAAGGCTTTTCGATACGACCCATAATACGAAACTGATAACCATTGTTACCGATACCTGTACCTTTAGTGTCTACGTTAGGAATTTTTGTTGCTTCGTCGTTGTTAATTCCATAAGGAGTAACTACGCCTGAAGTTAATAATGTTGTTAGATTTCTACGATTTGCATAGTCTAGCATTTCGCGGATTTCTGGAAACTGAGCTTGATTTGCAATCAAGTCGTTATGAACTGTAGCTGTTTCCGTGTAGCCGCCAGTTGTAATTGTTATTCTACCTCTATTTGAAGCCATGATTTTTTTTGTTTTTTGAGATTAAAAAATTATTATTTTTTAAAATCTTCACTTAATGCTCCCCAAGGGTTGTCTGTTGGTTGTTTACTTGTATCTACCTTTTGCCCCGCTCCAGTAACGAGTGGAGGTATGTTTAAGAGCTTGTTGGTAGCCTCTTTCTTAGCCGTCTCAGAAGCCTTGTTCTGAATATGCTTAGTGAGTTTTTCCTGCATCTCTTTTTGAAATATAAACTGTGCCTTACTTGTTGGACTGCTCAAATCATTATCATACAATCCATTGTTGTATTTCATAATGAAAGCTTCTGTTGCCTCTTTTGAAACCTTGAACCCCATATACTCTGAAATCTTGTTCATAGCATCTATTACTTGGGTGCGCTCTTGAGTTTTTTGATGTAACATCGCGTTTTGTTTGTCCGACTCGTATTTTTGTAGGTACTGCTTTCTTTCTTCTACTATTTGTGCTTTTTCTCTGTTAATATAAATTCTTAGCTTATCAGATTCTAACTTTAGCTTATCAGGACTTTCTGATAGTTTCTCCATCATATCGTCAATGATTGCGGGAGTTAAGTCTGTTTGTAGCTCTAGGTCTGCGCGAACTAATGCCGCGTCATCCATAGCTAAATAAGCGTCTAATTCCCTTGTTGGTTGTAATACTGTCTCTGCAGACATTCCCATTTCCATTAGCTTTAATGCTGTGGCTACTTCGGGTTTTACGTTAGATAAAACTGTGTCTAGTGTTACATTCTGCAATTTCTCTAGCTCTGTTCTTGGAACAAATGCTTTTTGAAATGCTTCGGGTGACTCGTCCGCCAAATCAATTTTGAATAAATCGTGGGCCAAAGCTTTAAATGTTCCGTCCTCGTAAGTTTGAGGAACGTCAGATACATCGTCAGCTTTAAATTCTAAAGCTCCGCTTTCTGCGTCTTCGGGTTTAACTTCCTCAGTTTTAACTTCAGGCTTAACTTCGTCTGTCTTAGCTTCGGGCTTTACTTCCTCTGCTTTAGCTTCGGGTTTAACCTCTTCGATTTTAATTTCTTCGGGTTTGTTTTCTTCAATAACGGGAGCTGCTTCTGTTGGTGTGACTACGACTTGCGAAAAGTCTGATAGCGCTGACCAATCTGCTTTTACGCTTCCCGCGTTAGTCGTCTCGACCACAGTTGTTTCAGTATTTTCCATTTTTAATTAGATTAATTTGGGTAAATATACCTAATTAAGAATGATTCTAAATAAGAATAAGTAATAAAAGAATGCCTAAGTTATTAACAACTAAATAGGTGGCTGAGAATTTATAATTTCCGCTTGTGTCTTTATGTGTTCGCCTAGCATTTTATCTCCTGCAGAAGCGTTATTTACACGGATGTCAGTATCACCTTGAAGTATAATGTTTTCCTTCTCGTTAATTTGGCGATCCTCGCGGTCAGCATTAGCAATTTCTATTTGAGTTTTAAGTCGCATCTCTTCTATTTGAGATTGAGCTTGGTTATTAGCAGCGTCAGACTCTTGTAATTGTTTCTTTAATTCTAGCCACGAACTTTCTAAAAATGCTCTCTTCTCCGATACTGTTTCTGCCAACAATACATTTAACGCGTCCATTGGTCTAATCTCTTTAGCATTTAAAGACACATTCATCATTTGCTCAATCTTTTGACTCACTTCCATATAACGACCTCCGTCCTCTATGTGTATTCCGTAATCTCTATATCCTATCTCTTGGGTTATTTGTAAGAATTTAAACTTCTCGCTGCCAAGTATAGCCTCTCCTTTGTCTAGCTTGTAAAACGCCCAGCTTATAGCAGAGCTTTGTAATACTCCTAGCATTACTCTTTGTACAAACCCTGAGAAGCCATAAAATAAAGCTTCTGTAATAGTACGTGAATTGGCTACGTCAGATTGTTGCGCGGATGCCGTTGAGCTTGCCGCCGTTACTCCCATTCTGCTTTCGTTTATTCCGGTAATACTATCTAGCTCGCGGCGAATAGAGTCTCTAAATGCAAGTAATTGTTGAAACGAATCTGATAAGCCTAAGTCAATAGTTTTAAACATTGATGAAGGGTCTATGTTTCTGCCGCCCGCGTTACCCGCTGCAGATGAATCATAATCAATAACTCCATCGTTAATCAATTTATATAACTGTCCTTCTGCTGTTTCTTTTGCTCCTAACGCCCCTCTATCTACCGTAAGCGCTTTACCTTTCATTCTAGCAAAGTCTTGCAGTATCTTATACATTGATATATCGTAAATATTCTCGAAGTTCTCAATGATTTGTTGTAATGAAATAGACACTCCGTTTACCCTTCCGTGTACGTAAGAATAATAGCTACTACTTAAAATATAAGCAGGATTGTCCACGCCTCTTTTTTGAAAATATGTGCGGCGGCAATTAACGTCAATTATTCCGCCAATCCTAGTCGCCTCGTATTCCTCTTGTCTGTATTTAGTTTCAATAACATACAAGCCTTTTTCTACTCCCCTATCATAATTCTCTTTATTCGCCTCGTATTTCTCAGCGTCAATCTCAAAAGATAAAGTAGTTTCGCTAGAGTCTAATGCTAATTGACTTGCTGTTTTAGGTACAATCTTATAGTATTCCGGCGTAACTGAAAGCCATTCAATATGAATAACCGAACAAAGTAAATCTCCGTTACTCTCTTGCATATAACCACGCCCCTTGCCGCTACCAACATAGTCTCCCATATTCATTCTAGCGTTATCTAAAATATCTCTTTGGTCTTTGGTAAGATTGTATTTCATTAAGATTTGCTGAGCTGACATAATCTGCTCACACCCCTTTATAGGACTCTTCTCGCCGTAATCATCTCCCTCAATATCTTGTATAATTCTGCGTCTAGGGTCAATATTAAATGCTTCAATATCTCCCGTTTCGTTTCTCTCTAGCTTAAAAAAACAATGGTTAGTTATCTCGCAATTTAAAAACGCGTCACCATATAATTTCTTTTTTAAGTCTAAGTCTTTTACTTGGTTGTTAAGAATAATCTGAGCTACGTCCTCACACTTATCTTTAAACTGCATTTGCTGAAATGCTGGGTCATTCTCTCCGTTAGGAATTTCAATCCCATTCATTATATCAACTCCTGCTTTATCTTTAATCTCTCCTATTTCTTTCTTAGCTATCATTGCGCCTCTCATAAAGTCATAAGCCTGCATTTTATCATTCATTGCTTTTGAATTGATAGTAGTTACAGTCGCCTGTAAAGGGCGCTTTAATGATTCTCCGTTAAGTAAGTCGATTTTAGTTCTGCCAAGTCTATATGCTATATACCTTGACTTATTGATTTGTCCGTAATTTTGCTCTAGCCAAGTGGTGGATCCTGCCTTTTTCACCCCGTTATAACCGTCAAAAGAAGCGGTCATTCTATCTATAACAGCGCTATTGTTCTTTAAACAACCTTCTGCCCAAAATAAATGGTCTTTGAAATACTTGTCTTTTTTCTTGTCTGCAGCACTTATGTCTTCGCGGGGATATGATGAATTTGCCATTTATAATCAGATAGTTTAGCCAAAAATAAGCAAATCTTTTAAATATTTACAAACAAGTTTTACAAACCGAATATGTCCTTGAACAATTGTCCGTCTGCTTCTGGGTTAATTACTCCTCCGCCACTACTTCCTCCCTTTACTAATTTCAGTCCGCCGTTGCCATCGTCCACAAACTTAGGTAGTGCATATCTTTTATCTCCCATATTATCATCTTCGTTCCTTGGTCTTATTTCACAACAAATATCCTGCATTAACGCAATACCATAAGCGTCCGCCAAGTCATTATCACTTCCTATTTCAACTTCATCATAATTACCCACTTGCTCTAATAACTCAGGAAACCATATCTCTTGGCAGAAGTCCGTAATATGTGCCTGCATAACACCTATCATTCTAGTTTTAGCAAACGGAGTAAGCCTCACCCATTTTTCGTGGGACTGTTCGCTTCCTTCGCTTTCAAATTTCTTAGGTCTGTCCGCCAAATAAGAATAACAACTATGCTGCTCAAAGTGCTTCATAATAGTATCACTCGCAACGTCACCCAATACATTACCATACATTTTATAGTGTACCGATAACATAATACACATTTCAAAGAAAATCTCTTTACGCTTAGGCCTGCAGCATATAGTCGCCACAGGAGTTTTAGTTTGGCGGTCAAGCACCAACATTGCTCCTAAAGACTTTGAAACCTTTGATGTATCAATATTATAACTATCTATTCCCGCACAAAATCTATTAGTGAAATTAGGCTTAGGCTCTCCCCCGTCCAACATCCATACACAAATATTTTGGTCTTCATAAGGCTTTAGTGGAATGCGATTAACCGCTAGTGGCATTTTAATCATTCCTGTCTTATCGTCCTTTACCCACTCTAGCCTATACTTAGTGTATCTAGGGTGTGACTGAATCATAATAGCCGTATTTTGGTCAATTAATTTCTGAGTGTCAAAGTTGTTCACACTTGTCTTAGCAAAAATCTCTGTCTCGTCAATAGGATTATTCTGCTTATGTTCATTAAAGGCTTTAATGTCCCCTTCCTTTAAAAACTTAGCTCTCTCTTCCATAATGCGATCCTTAGAAAGCAAAACGTCTTCCACCCCTATTAACTCATAAGGTTTATATTGTTTATACAACTCAGACTCTAATGGTAACTTTCTATTGTCTTCTGTAGCTCCTCCGTAAAAATAAAATCTTTGCGCAGGAATTAAAAACCTAATAAAGTTCAATGAGTCTGCTTCCTTCCACACCTTTTTAAAGTCTTTACTACCCTTGTTTACATTGCCGCCGGTTCCGAAGGCAAGCATCATTCCTGATTGCTTATTACCCGACATTAAACAATCTTTTGTTGCCGAATAAAACTCTAAAAACTTTTCAAACTCCCCTACCTCTTCCACAATAACATCGTTTAAATAAAGTCCTTTAAACATATTAGGATTGGTGTGCATGGTACGCATATAAAGGGTATTCATTGTGCCTCTGTCTTCATAAGCATTCTGTCTATTCTTTATAGCATAACCTGCAATAATTTCATTATCATTATCTGTAAGTTTCTTAACCGCCAACTCTGGGGGCAATCTACTGTCCGCAAATCTCCACTTAGCAATAAAGTCATCTACATATTTCTTGTTTCCCGCAGCAACACCGCCCTTATATCCTTCTGAAAACCTCCATCCATAGTCAGGAACTACTGTTGTAGCCTCTTCTGACACGCCCTTTCTACGTCCTTTGCCGCAAAGTATATTTTTACCTTGTGACTTGGCGTATTCTATTAGTAAACAAAACTCTAAGTGCATATCTACAAAGTCGGGAGTAATTACCCCTTTGATTGTACTCATGTGTTTATAATTCATGTAATAATAGAATCTTCCTGGCAAATACACTCCGCCAATTTGAACTCCGTTAATTATTTTATATAACTCTTCATTCCAAAACTCTTCCCACGCAGGAGTGCCAATTACTTTAGGGTTAGATTTAGAGTCTGCATAAGCGGGAATACCCTTGTGTACAATAGGAATTGCAGCGTTTAAAAACCCTTTTGGCTTTATGTACGGAGGATGTAAAATCATTTCTTATTTGTAATAGATTTAAAGTGTTTCATATTACTCATTACCTTTTCCAAATAGCTTAATGTCATATCTCCTTTAATTGCGCCGTCCTCAATAACTTTTTCGTCAACCTCTATCTCTAAAGAGTGTATTCTTTTTTGTAGAATATTAATAGCCTTATCTAATTCTCCAATCTCTTTTTCACTATCCGCCACCACTAATTTTTGCACTAAGTCATCTATCTTTTTCTGATAACTTCTAGCCACCTCTATTTTAGGATTGTATTGTAATGAAATATAGTCCTCTATAGCTGCTAAAATTCTGTCAGGAGGCGACTCTATTAATCCTGGTACATTATCTTCAAATGCGTGCCACATAGCCTTGCGCTTTCTTTCGTGTTCGGGATATTGCTTATAAATGGAATTATAATCGAAAGCCAAAACCAAGTACAACACTTCTTTCTCGCTTAATGCAATAAAAGAAGGGCATAGCTTTACTATCTCGCTGTGTAAAACAACGTTTTTACGGGAATCAATATAAAATAAATAGCTCATAATTTAACTAACGGTTTCGGGGTTGCCATCATCTTCTTTCCATTCTTTAACCTCGCACTTAATTGTTTTGTTTTCATAATGTTCTCTTAAATATTTCCAATTACTGCCCACTGGATGGCTATGGTCGCTACACCAAATTAATTGTCCCTTCCTTATAGTTACCCTAAATGGAGTAAAGTATTCAGAAGTTATTTCGTATGTTACATCAGGGTTGCTTAGCATAATTAAAACGCTGCCGTTATATCTCTCGGCTCTAATAAATTAATAATTTGTGGCTTAAAATAATTCAACAACAATTCTATATCCGTCTTTAAATAAGGACAAGGAATCTCTGTATTGCTATAGCTAACCACCTTTCCATCCACCTTCATTGGCTTAATCATATCTATAAACTGAGCCTCACATCTCATATTAGTCAATTTCTCATAATGCCAACTGTAAAATGATAATTGTAAACAGATCTTTATATACTTACTATTCGGTAAATGTGATAGCGGAGGATTTAACCAAGGTTGTCCTTTCGGCGTATAACTCATCCCTCCTTCAAAACATTTAAAGTCTTTCATGTGAAATTTACCATTTTTAAGATTACTAAGCAAACATAATTTATCTATGCTACCTGCAGTCCTAAAGTCTTCGTTGAATACCACCACTTGCTCAAAACACTTCTTATAAGATTTATACTTATCTAATACAGTCTTAACCAATATCTCTAAGTCTTCGTCCTCCTTTAATATTTGTCCTGTTTGGGCATACAGCTCTAGTGCCTTATCCACCCTTGTTCCTTCATCTGTTTGAGATTTCCACCTAGCGGTAATTTCTTCTTTAGTTAATCCTTCTTTCTTGGCCACAAATCCGGCAATCATATCGAAGTCAGATTTCTCCACTAAGAATCCAAAGAATTTACTAAATGATAAATATTCGTCTCCGTTGTCGTGCCAATAACGATGTTCTATATCGTCAAGCTTAACTTTTTGGGCAAATAGATTATGAATATTAGCCATTAAAACGCAGGTTTAATTACAGTCTCTTCTGTAGATAACGGTATTGCTATGCTTTGTGGCGTTACTAAGGTGTCTCCTAATATTTCTTTTGCCGCCGCTAGTTTTTCTTTCTTATTCTTCTTTACAGGAACGGGAATAAAAGACTCTTCGTCACTTACCGCAACTCCTTCGTTTGTAGTTGGAATAATCATGTCTTCTACAATAACAGCTTCCTCAATAATAGTTTCCTCTGCTTGCGCCGCAGCTATTTCTAAATTAGCAGCGCTCACGTCTACATTAGAAACATCCATATCTTCGTTGTGCATAACCACTGCTCCGAATTGATTTTCTAATAACTTAGTCGCAAATTCCTTTAATTGCTCAGGACTCCACCCCTTAATACTATCCTCTGTCAAACCTTTGCTTTTTCCAGCTTGGATCCATCTGACTGCTACTTCAATATCATCCACCTTTTTAGTGCCGGCTAAATATTCCTTAGTCTCCTCTACAATACTTTCGATTAGTTTTTGTACTGTATTAAAGTGTTCGTATAAGTCATTTTTATCTACTTTACAAGTATTTAGTTTAATAGTTTTGTTATTAAACACTTGTTTCTCGCCGCCGATAGTAAAACTCTCTGAGTCAAAATCTATACTAACCACCTCTGTCTCCTGGATAGTGTAGTCCTTAGTCATCTTATCTTCGTCGCCACGCAATAGTCCCGTAATATCCACCAAGTAGAATCTAAGGTCTTTAAACATAGCCTCTAAGTCTAAATGAATAGGTGTTGGTGGGAATTTCTTTATTAGCACTGTTGATGGGCGCCCGTTCTTTTCCTCTTGTTCGTAATAGTGTACTTCCATCCCTTTGAAACCATTTGCCTTCAACTTAATTAATTTAATGTTCATATATTATTTGTTTTTAGTTATTAAATCTGCCCCTATTATTTCGTGCGGTGTCCAATTTCCGTTTTTATCTTTCTCCCAATTTACAGGATAAATAGCTTTTACGTTTGGTATTGTAAAAAACAGACTACCTCCGCTTGGCGTGGAATTATACGCCTCCTCAAAAAATTGCCTTGTTTGATATTCGTCCATTATTTTATATTGCGCTTGTAAATTCCTTATATGATCTTCCAACAACAAATGATTGTCCGCTTTTTAAATAAACCATACACTCTACTTCTGATATTTCTTCAGTGAAGTCATCTATTAATTCTCTAACAGATTCCACTTGGTCTAAGTCAATAAGTAAATTTGCTTCTTCACCCCTTTGTTTAATATCCATTTCGTCAAGCTTCTTACTTATAAGAAAACACTTACATTTATATGGTCTTTTCATTTTATTGTAGGTAAAATTGAAATATCAATATAGTATTGTGGGTCTTCATGTTCAATAAATTCTGTAACCATTCCGCCATATTTAGTTTTAATTGTCCTGTTAATATTCACTACCCAACATTCTCTGCCGTGTAATTTATTCCGTAGTAATTGGCGTTGTTCGTCTGCCTCAATCAAAATGCTTCCTCCAAGTGTTTCGGCTATCTCATTAAGCATTTCTACTTTATCGCCAATTACCTCTTGCCAAGGGATAGCAATTAAATCTAAATCCCTATTTATTGAGCCATGTAGCACAATATTATATCCGTATTTCAATCCTATTTCTTTTATTACTTCATAATAAAATCCATAAAGACTCGGCTTTGCGTGTGTTGGCTTATTGTTCATTTACTTCTATGCCTTTTTTAAATTATGCCCTATGTGCCAATATCCGCAAAACTCACATTTATACACCTCTAATATCGATGTCTTTTTACTCATTTTCTTACTCCTCACCTCATTAAAATTATCGAAAATAAAGTCGGCGGCTAATTTACTCTTGTGCTTATCCTTGCCAAAACAACCATTCTTTTCTTTTATAGAAATTATAATCATTTAACCCTATCCATAAATCTAACAAGCGCCGACTTCCCCAACAATATACCCCCAACCTCATACATCGCCACACTCCCATCCTCATTAAAATTAGGCAAACTACCAACATCCATCCCAACATACCTCTCCACGTCCATCCTCAAACTCTCCTTATCCCCTACCTCAGCAAATATCTCCTCCACTAATCCATCTATTCCCCTCCTGTTAATCCTAGGTCTCATTTCTCTAATAATTTAAGCAAATTTAATATTTTTTCTTGTAATTCCTTGTCCTCTATCTCCACTATTATCTGACCCTTTATCTCCCTACTCTCAGCATCATACACCCCCACAACAGCACTCCTACTCCATTCCCTAACTTTACCCAATTCTATTTTCATTTTATATATTATTTATCATCCAATAATCTAACCACAACTGGCGGTTAACCCTTAAAGAGGTTTCTGCGTCCTGTTCTGTAAGAAATTGAAGGTGCGCTATGTTAGACACATATTGAACTTTTCTGACATACAAAGGATTATCAACACCTTGACTTAAAGCGATGCTTATTGCATAAGCCGCCGAGCCACCCGTCTTACCCTGATTATATCGGTCAACAATATGACTAAGCTGAGCAAAAGCCAATGCTGACTTTGTCTGTGCCTCGGTTTTGAAAATGTTCTTTGTTTCGTTGGCGGCTAATACGCAATTACACTCTCTAATATCCGCCATATTATGTATATACCAACCCTCTTTACTAAAACTATCCTCCCAACTAAACCCCTTATCCCCCTCCAACTCCTCCTTTGTGAAGTTTTCTAACAACAAAGTAGATAGTACAGTTTCCACTATCGTAAACTTTTCCGTATTCATTAACACCTTATAAGCTGACCTCGCCGTTTCTAACGACATCTTTATCTGTTTTTCCATATTATTACTTTGTTTGGCTTCTAATTTACAATTATTACTCCGCCATCGTCTGTTAGGATTATTAGAAGCATCCACCGAGTCGTGAGTGAACTTACCCTCCTTTACGTTTATCCCATTATTCTCTAACTCAGCGTCCATACGCCTAGCCCAAGTCTCCCTGTACTCCAATCGTAATCCAACTTCGGGGTCAATAACACCCTTTTTTATAAGCGTGTAGCTAGGAATATCCGCACACGCCGACAATTCCCCACAACCTTCACATTTACCATAACTCCCCATCGTGATTGTGGTAAGATTATTATAATCCTTCTCTAAACACCCACTACATATAAACATATCCCAATATTTACCCCCTTATACACACAAAGATAACAAAAGGTTGCAAATAAATAAAAATTATTCTAAAATTTTTTTATAAAATATTTTCACCCCATTTCAATCTTGTAATAAAATAACAAAACTCCAAAATATTACAAATCTGTAATAACCACCCAAAAAAATTTTATAATTTTTATATACCCGAAGGGGGTTATATGGGGTGTTTTAGCGTTTCGATTTTGAAGTGCCTTGTGGGGGGGCTTGTTTTTATGGTTTGGATTGTTTTGAAGTTTATTAGGATGGTTTTTTTGTTTATTGGTTTTTTATTAGCTTGTTGTTTGTTTTATGGTTCCTGTATATAGGTATGGTATAAATTAGGTTAGATTATGCCGCCGCCCCATAATTTACAAATTTGAAAGATAAACCGGTTATATGCTTCGCATGCTTAGTTAATCAATATCCTGGTTAACATTGGCCGCGATCTTATCAGCTCACTATCTATATTACAAACTTGTAATAAAACAGAGGTCTATTGATTTTATTACAAACTTGTAAGACGCGCGGACAATACCGGCTTATTTAGAATTAGTCTATATTACAAACTTGTAATACTTTGGCACGATATTATATTATTTAGAACCATTCTAATCTTATTACAAATTTGAAATAAAGCATATTTATTGAAACCTTTCAACTTTGTAATACGTATAAACAGATATAACTAACATTAAAACCGGCCGCAAATAACAATAAAACAGCCCATTTACGGTGAACTAACGTACAAACTGAGTGAGTGGCGCAAATAATCAAGCCCAAACCACTTAATGAGCGAGTAAACAAATTAAAAACAACCAAATAAACCAACTAAAACCCCCATATCATGAAAGCAATAACAGAAGTATTTAACCAGGAATTTGTCCCAATGGACATAGACAGAACCGTAATTCTCATTATAAGCCTATTGGACAATAGCCTGCAGTAAGAATATGTATAACCAACCCTTGTGAGTATAAAGTGTATTAAAGGGGGATTATATAGGTAATATAGGGGTAATAGGGAAGTAAATAAGTAATAGTATAAACCAATTAAAATAATAGAGATATGTATACAGTTATAATGAGTCACCCTAATAAGGTTAGTTTTAGTTTTAAGATAGATGGTATTGATAGTTGGTATATAGAAGGATTAAGGAGATATGAAAGAATGGGATTAATAGGAAGGTATTATATTAGTTGTGGTATGTTCTGTAATGTAATAGGGTAATATTAGTAAGATTAGCCGCCGCGCTAAAAAGCTAAAATGTGATAAAATACGTTTATTACAGAATTGAAATAGTGATGAGGTGCAAATATTACAAGTTTGTAAGAAAATAGAAAAGTTTAAATATATTACAAATTTGTAAGAAATAACGCAACCTTTAATTAATAGCCCACGTATAACTAAATATAACCAACACTAAAAAATAGAAACCATGACACAAATAGAAGCAATACAAATGAACATTCACGCCGCAAAGGTAGAATTAAATAAAGCGCGTAGAGTTATCTGCAAAGACGAACTACAAAAACTACACGTTCAGGGTGCAATTGATTTTTACCTTAATGAGCTGAAAGACTTAAAATTTAGCCTTAACTGTGCTGTTAAACAAAAAGACGCCGAAGTAATTTAACAAACTAATTGCAACCTTTAATACTTAATGATAGTATAAGAGAATATAAGTAACATAAATAATTAACCAACCAACTAAAACCTAATCAATATGAAAAATCTAATTAACGCCATCCAAAAAGAGTACGCTAA